AACAAAGTGTTTTTAACTTGATACCATATATTGTCAGATGGAACAAATCCAAATGCAGTATTAGGTATAGCTATGTGATATCCACTACCAGAAAAGAAACATTGTATGGCATTGTCATCTAAGCCATACGATTCTAGTTCAAACACTATTGATATTGCTTTATCTCTAGTAAATTCATCTGTATTGTTGGATTTATCAATATCTAATATTATATTATCGATTCCTCTTTTGCCAAAATAGTTCTTTAAACCACCACTTTTAGCATACTCTACAGCTTCTTTATCATAAAGATAAACAGAGCGATATAAGGGCTCTTCAGGATTAATATACTTAATTAAATCCTTTTTGAGAATAAGGGAGCCTCGATTTCTCGGACTCCCTTGTGCTATCTCAATATAGTCCATTATAAGTTATCAAATGCATCTGCGGGCAGGTTTTTCTCCATGTCCATGCCATTTGATGTAATTGGACGCGTAGCATCCAACTCTTCAGGACTAGCCTCTTTTAAATAACCTCTACCTTTTAGCCAATTTACATCGTCTAAAAGTTTCTGGCTATTTCCTTCGGCATTAGGGTAGATTTTATGATGAACCCTAGCATATACTTTGTCTCCAAGCTTCTTAGGTTTTTCCTTATATACATATGCTATATACGGAAAGCTTTTCGGTTCAGAGCCAAAGCCATTACAATATCCGTCAGTTATAAACTTAGAGATATTGTCGATAGGTTTCCCATCTTCCTGTTCCCATTCTCCTTTAGCATTGATACCAGCTTTACAGCCGATACAATCTAAAAAGTTATACAAACGATTCAGCACAGAACCGCCTGATACAGTCCCATCAGGGTCTTTTTCAAATGAGCCACATATTCGGAATGATTTAGTATAATCACTACCCTTTTGTTTAATTTCTACATCAAGGTAAATATCTGCCCAATCAAACTTATCACTTTTATCTTGAGCTCCTTGTAGCGCTATTTCACAAACTCCATAAAAGTTTGACTTGTCTCCATTACTACTTTTTGGTCTTATTAACGACATTGCTTTTCTCCTTCTTGTATATTTTATTCCAATCAAAATCCATAATTTCACCTTTTAAGTGAGTACATCTACTCCCAGCTTCGACTGCCTCACTTGCTTTGAATGAAACCATAAGATTTTCTTCTTCGTCTCTATGTACATATCCTATTGCATCACAATCTGACATAATCATAGATTTTAATTTACCTGTAATATCTAAACTCTCAGGTTCTACTATTGGTTTACCATCTAAAATAGCTCTAGCAACTTTACGATGCCCTATTAGTATTAAATGGTCTACACAATCAGCAAAAGCCTTGATTGTATTCATTACCTTTTCTCTAGTTAAAGCATATCCTTTACCAAATGATAAATCTGCAATAGAAGCTACTTCATATTCTTGACACACTGCTCTTTCTGCCCATTCTACTACTTTATCAATAGTATCTATAGCAAAATAAGTATATTCGTGCCCTTCTTTAGCCTCTTTAACTAAATTTATCAATTCAGCTCTACTTTTAACATCTGCGACATACGCTTCAACCATTTTTGACCCTTGTTCAGTGTCAATAATAAGACAGTCTTCCAATTTACTCAACATAGTTGTCTTGCCGACCTTGGGTGGTCCGTACAAGAGCATTATTGAGGGATTTAGAGACACTATCTTTCTCTTTGTCTTTTTTAAAGCCATCTTTTACCTCGTTATTTATTTTATTAATTGGATACTCTCTACCGAAGGATAGAGGTGCCAACGACTGCCTAATATACTGCCAATAGGACCTATTATGCAAGACATTAAATAATTGACTTGCACCTAGCCCAGCAACTATGTTTGCAGTAAAGATTGTATGCTTTGCTGTGCATGCCTCATCTGATATTTGGTCACTTGCTTGCCAAGTTTTTCCAAAATTATCATTATCTTTTTCTACTGAAATAACTTCCATTGTTAACGCACCCATACGCATATCTATTAGAGCTCTTCTATTTTTATTCCGCTTCCAATCCATATGTACATCTAGGCGTGTTTCCATGTTATCTGGAGTTAATAATACTATATCAGATAGATAATCTCCTGGTTCCCATCTTTTAATACACATAGTTACGTCAATACTTTTATCGTACATATGTATCATTTTAGCAGCACATTCAACTTTAGTGTATCCTATGTAATCTTCAGGATAAGCTGTTGTACTTAAATTATGTTCTTCCAGTTTATCATCATCCCAAATGTGAAACTTCTTAAATCCCATTTGAGCTAATATAGTAACAAGGGCTGATGCTATTCCACCAGCCCCTATTATAGTTACTTCATTAAGTAAAGATTGATTAATGAGGTCTTTATTTCTAAGATACCTAAGCATTATATAATCCCGAAATGGTCTGATTCAAATGTTTCCCATTCCTTTTTAGCTTTTTTATACTTAGTTCTACTCATAGTACCTGATGCATATTGTAGTTCTGCTTCTTGCATCTTCTCATACTTTTCATTATATTTAACCTCTTCTTGGTCAATATAACCACCCCAGCCATTATATTTTTTACCATTCCAAAGACTAGTTTGATTGGCTCCACTATATGTAATGACTTTAGGCTTCTTTTTAGCAGCCTTCTCTATTTTATCTGCCTGAGTTATCCATGTATCTTTAGCTTTATAAGCAGGCATTTGAATAACTACTTCACCATCTACTAAATGCACTTCACCAAATTGGTCTTCATAAGAATATTTAAATGCATGTGTTGCTTTTGTATGAGCTACTACTAATGAAGGATAACCAACTCTGTTAGCTCCTTCTTCTAATTCAGTATCATCCGTCCCACTATGAAACGCTCCCATCCCATGGTGGGAATGGATAATACCTTGAAAACAGTCTTTTACATCAACTGTTTTCTGCACTTCTTTCATTATTTTAAGTAAATCTTTACCTTTAAATTCTGTAGCACTATGGCTACCTAAATCTATTGGTATAAAATGCACTAAATTCCACTTATCTTCTTCTAACTTATACCACGCTGGTCCTGACCATTCAGTCTTTGGGAAGCGTTTCAAAAGATAATTGATGTGCATCTGGAGTTGGTATGGTATGTTTAAGTCCATTTGCGATTCTCCTTCTCTGTTTATCTAGGTTAATTATAACTTTTCTTTTATATGCATCATGCCACTCATATACTTCTGGCAATACTTTATCTATTAATTGAATAGCTTTATCTTTTCTTTCATCATGGTCTGACGGTTGATTCAAGAAATCTTCATAGCTTTCAAATTTAGATAGTAAATCCCAAAAGTCTTTACATGTCATTTGTTCATATGTATATACTAATCCACCACTTCTGGGAACTATTAAGTTGTATATTTCATTAACTTTTTGAAATAATCCAAATTCATCAGGTGAGTCATCAGGTCTTATTTCTTTAGCACTGCTAAATCCATAATAATACACTGTATCTTTCATCTTCATAATTGTATCATTCATATAATGAAATGCTTCTTCATGCTCAACATAGTTTTTACCGAAAGTTATGGGTACTTTATTATTACTTACTCCAGCCTCTATAAATATTGCGTATGCTTGCCAAAATGTATCTATTTTAAACTTATCTTGGACTAATAGTGTTTTTAGTATGTGCTTTCTATTTGTAGCTCTTACATCTGCATCACTATTACGATACTTAACTGTATAATAAGTAGATTCATGGGGTTTTATTTCGATTGTATCACGCTTACTGTGATACTTTTCTTTCCAATTATCATAAATATCATAATACTCTTCAGTTCCATATTTAATATCTTTAGAATAGTGCTTTTGAAACATGAACCAATCATCGAATCTTAAACTAGTCCCATTATACTCTTTTAGCATATCAATAGGCAATATTTCTCTTTTTATTGGTCTGAATTCAGTATGTCTCAAGAATACACTTCTACCATAGTATGAATTGAGATATTTATTAATATTGCTCAATATCCCAACCATATTAAAATGACCAGCAGCGTTTCTTATAGGTGCTTCAAAGCCACCTAGACAGGGAGAAGAACCTGATATGTGAGGGTGGGGATAACTTGCCCCACCAAATACCATGTAACCTTCTTCATTTGGCATAGCTTGATAAATCTTTAATACAAACTTATCAATATTCCATTTCTGTATCCAGCAATAATAGTCTCCTAAGTTACAATATGTCCGAACACGCACTCTTACATTAGGAATTTTTACAATAAATCCTGGTCTTTTATTTATTAGAGTTGTTCCACATATTTCATACTTATTTGCTATTATTTTAGCCTGACTTGCTAATTCATTAACATTAACAGGCATAGGCCATCTTTCATCCATCATTTTCTTTCCTTGCTCATCACCATAATCTTCAATAAATAGATTTGTTCTTATATTTCTGTCATTTACATAACTTTTCTTTATTTCATCAAATACAAATTGAAGAGTAGGTAATGGTTCTTCATCTACAACACAACTATAACCTGTTAATTCAGTCATATTTGGTATGTTATTAAATATATAGTCCATTTTCTTTTCCTTATCTTAAGAAAAAGGGTGGATTCTCCATCGCTGGACCACCACCCTTCTTCAATTGCTCACTTAACATCACATTGCCGCTGTGCTCTGCTACTATGTAGCTTTGGCGCTTGGGTCGTTAGTGGTTATGCTACAATACCAGACTTATTAGACTTCCTAACTATCTGTACAGTATCACCTTGTGCTAATACTGTTCCAGGTCTAGCAGGTTTGTCTTGTCCATTAACATCATAGATGTCAATAGATGCTTCAGTCAATGCAATGCTTTCAGCTTCTAAAATATCGCCTACTGTTGCATATGATGAAGTCTTTGTTAACGTGTTACCGTTTTTATATGATGAGAGGTTAATCTCAGGGTTTGAATTTGCCATAGCTATGGTCTCCTTATTTTTAAATGAATAACTTTAGGTACAACCAACCAATTACTGCTACTATACATAAAGCTAAAAAGCCTTGTTTTAGTGCATAATATGGTATTCTTATACCTTTGAACTTTCTTCTTCTTGGCCTAAACTTCTTAGCATCTATTTTACTTGTCTTCGGCATTAGGCTCTCCTTCTACCTTCGTACTATCACTAGGTTCAGGTACTTCAACTGGAGCTACTGGTTCTTCAACTGGCTCTACAGTTGGCTCTTCAACAGGTATTATTACTTCTATCTTGTCTTCGATTACTTCTTTAACTTCTTCTACAGCTTCTATTACTTCCCCTACTTTAGCTTCTACTTCAGCTTTAACTTCTTCAGGGTTAGGAAATGACAATACTTCTACCTCTGTTGTATTATCATGCTGTCTACCCCAGAACATTGCTGTAATTACCACTATTATAAATACTCCAAAGAGTATCATTGATAGGTTATTTTTCATCTTTCTTTTCTCCTGTATTTAATTGGATGAAAGGCTGAATAAACTCGTGAACTCTATGTCTTCCCGATATTTCAGCCATATGTTTTATATCTTTCTCTAAGTCTCTCTTGCTAGACTTTGTTTTAAAGCACAATTTGTCAATATTATCTTCTGTTATCTCTATATGATATTTAACTAATATTGTCTTCATTGTTCAAACTCTTCACTTCTAGGAGCATCATCTGATGCATCATGGCTACAGCTATGTCTTCCTGTAGCACAAGCATAACAGCTTGTATCAACTTTTGCTACTATTGCTGTGTAATACATATAACCTAGCCATGCATGATATTCTTCATCAGTCATTTGATATTCACTCTTTTGATTCTTTAACATAATAATCTCCTGTAAATATCTTAGTTACCGTGTCTACGAAGTTTTGAGATGATATTTCGCCTTCCCAAGCTTTATCTAGTTGTTTTTCGATGTCTTGCATCGCTTTATTTACTGTTTGGGTATCTTCTTTATCATCTAATTCCTCTTGTGCTTTAATATGAGCTTCACCTTCTAATAATAGCTCATTTTTAGTAAATCTTAGCTCTTCTTGAGCCTTTTTTAGCTTACTTTCAAGGATAATAATAGTATCAACTAATACATACTTATCTTCTTGAAATAACTGTTTTTGCTTATCTGTCAGTATTATCGTCATACTTTTTGTTCTCCCTTTCTATCATCAATAGAATGAATGGTTTAATTATTAGCCATAATAGTATAAATACAGCTAGTGTTATTATCATTGTTCCCATATTATTTACCTCATTATTATAAATTTAAAAGAATGTTAATTATAAAGGTGCTTGGTGAAGGATTTGAGATTACCTTCAAAGTGTCTAGTTCATAATGGGATTTCTCCTCACGATACATACAACAATGACTGTCGTCATTTGTCTTATATTGACTTGCGCTCGCCAATACATCAACAAAGAGCACAACGCTCCTATCATATCTCATACTAGCCTGAACAAGCTATAGTATAAGTTAGTACCGTAACTAAATCTCTTAGCTTTCGCTATTCTATATAGTTAGTTTCAACACTTGCCATACTTAAGTCAGTTACAACTCTTGCATTCCTATCATTTGATAGAACTGTCAGTCAACACTGAAAGTATGCTGATGTAGGTCTTTAGTTAAAGAGCCATTCACATCATTACCAATTAAGTATTAATTATATTATCTAAACCGTCGCCTAAATAATACATTAATACAACACCGTTATTTTTATAAACTATGATACATCGCTATAAGCTCGCTAGTCTTTTTCTGCTTGAACTTAGCAACAGGCTCATTAGGCCAGCGTTTGCTAGCCCAACGAACCCATTGTTGCCTTCTCCAAGCAGGTGTAAATGCTTGTCGCCTAAACATCAGGCTTTAGCTATAGCTAAGTCAATAGCCTCTTTGAAGCTATTAACTGTAAATACTTCTCTTACCTGCTTAGGTTTACGATGAGAAGATACTGTTACTACTAAACCACCTAAATACTGTTTCTTTTTAACTTTCATTGCTTGGTTTCCTTATCTGTGTTAATGTTAATACATTTTGTCTTATGTGTATGATACGCGTGTAATATAGGCTCACACACGCTATTTACCTTACCTATTAAAATAAAAAGCATAGAGCACATAGCCCCACACATAGTGTGCGGAGCTAGTGCGAAAGAATGCGTGATGATTACACATTACCGAAGCTTGCTTCGATATGTTTATCATCTTTAGCATTCGGAGTGCCTACAAAGATAGACGCGTTGTAAGGCTTACGAGTCTTTTCATTGAAGCCTGCTTCAAAGAATAAGACCGTAACGCCAGCGTCAGCTTTGGCTTTAGGCACGAGTGACAATGCCTTGTTCAAATCAAATTTGGCAGTGTCGATGTTAAGGATGGAACATCCCTTATCTCGACCAACAAATTGGTTTGGCACAAGGTACTTGTCGCGAATGCATGATTTGATATAATTGATTAACTTATCCATAATATTTAGTCTCCTATAAATGTTATTGTAATTGATTAATTGTATTAATGAATGCAAGACTTTGCTTGCAAAGTGTGAGTGGGAGAACCTCGTGTTGCCCCAACCTGAGGCTATCGGCTCTATATATAGAGGACTCAACGAGTCCGACCCCCCAAGGCGATAGAATCGGCGGGGTAACACAGTGGGTATTTCTCTCACACCCATTCTCGTGATATTTTTTTCAAATGTCCTGTATTTGTCTATTTATTCAGAAAGTTCTTGCATAATTCATTTTTTTGATTATTTTTAAAAGCTTAGACTAGGTATAAGGCTAGGTATTAGACTAAGCTCTTACAGAATTATTTAGATAAACAACAGCGTTAGTCTAGGCTTTGTATTTTTTTTTAAAAAAATTTTTGTAATCTCCTTTTTTATTTGTATATTACTCTTTATGATGCCTAATAAAGCTGCAAAAGAACGAAAACACGAGAGAAAGAAGAAGATTGCATCTATTAAGGCGTTTAAGAAGAAAAAGAAGAAATTGAAGAAAAAGCAAGGTAAATATTAATGAGCGAATATCCTTTAGATTTCCCTGTTTTAAGTAATAAAGACCTAAAAGAGCTTAAAACAGCAAGAAAATCTGTCGATACCTGGGGAGGCTTAGGTTTACTCGGATTTATGTTAAAGGATAGAATGCAATTTAATGATAATCTTCAGTTTGATTTTCCGAATGCACAGTTAAACTGGAGCCCAACTAAGAATATAGACTTTTATATACGACCAGATAGCATAAAACATGGTAAATCGTCTGGTATTAACATTGGTGGTTCATACAAATTTTAAGGAGAAGTAATGGCGCAAGGTAATATATACGGAACACATGAAGGAATGGAATATATGGACGAATATGGGAATATGTCCAGCTATGACCCTATTCTGGAAACATATGGAAGAGATAAACGAACGGATTCTGATGATATAGAAATGATAAATCCTTTGTATGGGGAAGATATAAACGACCCTATGTCTGCAAATTATATAATGAATCCTGTTTTAGGAGGTTCTGAACAATACGCATTCGGTGGAGGTAAAAGAAGCCCTGGAAGGGGTTATCAGAGAGTATTTAGTCCTGGCGCATACGGCGATACTAGTAAGGATAGACTTACTCCTTTAAATCCAATCGGAGATAGAAATAGATTTTCAATGGGTCTTTTAGATAGATATATGCAAGGCGATGATTATCAATATATGGACCCTCGTAGAGAAGTTAGCTTTGAACCAGAAGCAGGCCCTGGTGGTTATAGAAATCCTCTAGACCCTAGAGCTAGACATTACTTAGCTGCTGAATTAGAGGATTATGAGAACAATGTAAACTCTGGGGCGATGAATCCTTTAGATAGATATGGCATTGATATGCCTAGTTGGTATAGCCCTATGGATGCAGGAAATTTTGATACAGATGTAATGGGGCCAGATTACCCTAGTTTTGAAGACTATTCTTATAACCCTCTTAATTCTGGGTTAATGAAAACTCAAAAGTTTGGATAATGAAAGAAAAAAAAACATTAAAGCAATTTGACGCATATACAAACGTCGATAAAGAAATGTATAAGAGTATGGACAACTTCCTTGGGGCAAAGCGCCCTTCAGTAGAAAGTGACCCGTTCATACAACAAAAAGCCTTTATGAACTCCTTATTTAACGATTTTATAGATGGACGTGAATATACTGCTAATTTTGAAGCTCCAGGAGGAAGGCCTATAGAAGAATGGTACGAGGACTCTGAAGGGAATCAGACTATAGGATTGGGGCACAAGCGCAGAGACGATATAGATTATAATAACTGGGACTCACAATCGTCAATGGACCAGTTTCATCAAGACTACAATACTGCTCAGAATTATGCCAAAAATATGTTAAAAGAAGTATGGAGCGGCATTCCAAATAATTATCAAAATATCGTTACAGATATGGTATTTAATATGGGAGGAGCCAATGTTAACAAGAATTTTCAAGGATTTTTAGCATCTTTATATAATCAAGACTATGAGAGAGCAGCTCAAGAACTTGAATGGGTAGACCCTGATGATAAGAGTAAAGGAAAGTCTAAGTACTATACTCAAACTGGCACTAGGGCAAGGAAACATCAAGAAATATTGAGAAGATAATGCTAGATACAGTTATAAAAAAACTATCAGTTATACTAGCTCTTTGTGGAGGAATAGCTATTCTTCTATATACTACAGATTTAAGAGCTTTATTTAATGGAGAAGTTAAAAAGAAGGTAGAAAAGTTTAAGGAAGAAACTGAACAAAAGATAGAGGAAAAGAAGGAAGAGATTGAAAAAGCCGTTGAAGCGAAGAAGGACTCTATTAAAAAGGAAGTTAAAGAGGTTGAAGACAAAATTGAAAGCAATATCGAAAAAGTTGAAGATAAAGTGAAAGACCTTAAAAAACTTAAATTAAGAGATTTAATAGACTAATGGACTACTGCATGGGGATTTTCTGGGCAGTCATCCTAGTAGGCTTGACGATAGCTCTTATGATAGACGTTGACAGATAATGTACGAAATTACAATAAACCATAAAGATGTAGGCAAAAAGACCTACACTATATATACAAAAGATGAAGCGGATAAAGAGAATTTACCTTATAGTCATTGGAAAGATGCTAAAGAGGGCGAGTGGGCCTTATCAGATGACGATTTTGTATCGAAAGTTATTACGAAGAAAAATTACCCTACAAAGAATGCAATGGATAATATCTATCTTAGGTTTGCGTGGGGTTATCACTTTTTTAATCCTAAGTATAAGGGGAAAGAGCTCAATGTTAAAGGACGCAAATCTAATACAACACTATCTGGAAAGCGACCAATTGAGGTTAAATCGAAACAAGAAAGAATGAAGAATTTAGCAATGGTCTACGCTCAGACCATGAACACTGGTGAAACTATTGGGAAAGTATGTGGCGAAGTAAAACCAGGGGAAGAAAGAAGAATAAAGCGTTATATGCGCACGGAGGTCTTTAAAGACATGGTAAGAGAAGAACTACAAAAGCTTTTAAGTGAGCATGGGCTCACAGAGCATTATACACTCGACTTGCTAGAACAGTCAATTGTTATGGCAAAGGACAAAAAAGATATTACTAATCTTATAAGAGTGGTTGAGAATCTTCAAGATATGCACGGAATGAAAGATAAGCATCTTGTTAAGACGACAGATAAGATTGAAGCTACTTCTACTACTAAGCTTATAGATGAGCTTAGGGAAGAAGAGAAAAAATTAATGGCTCAAAGAACTACAGTCTCTGAAGAAGAATAATGGACTATGAAGCTAGGTATGAAGAGTTACAAGCTCTTCAGAAGCTGAGAGGCAATATGGCGTTGTTTGGAAGGCACTGCTTCCCAACGGCCCTCCAAAAACAAACACCCCCGTTCCACCATGAGGTGTATTCTTCCTTAGCTGACGACGCGACAAAAAGAGTGATGATAGCTGCCCCTAGGGGAACGGCTAAGAGCACTGTTACCACTCTTATATACCCGCTCTGGAGGGCAGCTTTTAAAAAGAGTACCGAAGATTTATTTATTGTTATTATATCTGAGTCTCAAGCTCAGTCAATTAACTTTCTATCAAGGATAAAGTACCATTTACAGCATAGTGATAATTTTAAAAAGACTTTTGGTGATTTGGGGCCCAATACAGCATCAAGGTGGACTCACACCGATATCATACTTGCTAACGGTACTCGTATCATAGCTGTAGGTACTGGACAAAGAGTTAGGGGATTTATCGAAGGCGATACCCGTCCTAACTTAATTATAGTAGATGACTTTGAATCTGAGTTAAATGCATTTACTGTAGAGGCAAGAGCTAAAAACAGAAAATGGATGACAGAGGCAGTTATACCTTCATTATCAGATGACGGTAAGATATGTATGATAGGTACGGTAATATCAGAGGATTGCTTCCTTTATTGGGCGAAAAGCTCTCCGTCTTGGAAAGTATTATGGTATTCTATATGGGACGATGATGAAAACAGTATATGGCCAGAGAGATTCCCAAGAGAGAGGATATTAGCTATAAAGTCCGAATTTGAATCAGTAGGTAATATAAATGGGTTTTATCAGGAGTATATGAATATAGCTCAATCTCCTGACTCAGCTCCGTTCAAACCAGAATGGATTCAACTCCATCACTACGACTATGAAAGAATAAACGGACAGAATTGTCTAACAAGAGAGGTTGCAGATGAAAAGAAAATTATACCAGTTGATGTCTACTGTGGGGTCGACCCTGCTAGTTCTTTGTCTATTACCGCTGATTATTTTGTTATTTGTACAATTGCTATTGATAGCGACAACAACAAGTATATTATCGATGTTTATAGAAACAGAATCTCACCTGCGGAACAACCACAATTAATCATTGATAAGTACAAGAAGTTTAAACCTAGACGAATGAAGATAGAAACAACTGGATATCAGGAGGCTTTAAGAGCTTCTACAAGAGATATAATGCAAAGGGAGGGAATTTACATCCCAGGTTTGGAGAAAGGGGTTAAACCCCGTACGCGTAAGAGCGAGAGATTATTGTCTTTAGTTCCATTCTTTGCAAAAAAGCAGGTTTTCTTTAGGCCAGAGGACTTAAAAGCTCAACAAGAGTTTCTTTCTTACCCTAAAGGAAAGCATGATGATGTTATGGATGCAATATGGACTGCACTAGAAGGTCACAAGCCTTGTAGGATGAAAGAATATGACCCAGACAACTCAAAATTAAAAAAAGTAAAAAAAGTATTTGATTGGTTAACTATGTAATGTATATTACTTTGATGGAAAGGATATTTATTAATGGCTAAAAATAAGATTGTTGATGAGACATTAACGCTTTATAAAGATTATTCTAAGAAAAGAGATACCTGGGCTGAGAAGGCAAAGCAGGACAAAGAATTTAGATTAGGCAGGCAATGGACTAAAGAGCAAGAAGATACTTTAAAGGCTCGTGGTCAAGCTCCTATTGTAGTGAATAGAATTCACCCAGCAGTAGAGACAGCAAAAGCCATGCTTACTGCTAATAGACCTTCTTTTAGAGTAGCTCCAAGAGAAGAGTCTGACATTAAAGTTGCTAACGTAGTTAGTAATTTATTGGCATATATGTATGATATATCAGATGGTCGAACTGTAGTTCGTAATGTTGTTGATGATTATTATACTATGGGTGTTGGATATATGCATGTATATCAAGACCCTATGATGGATATGGGTAAAGGCGAGGTGTGTATTCATGACTTAGACCCATTAGACGTTTATGTAGACCCTGCTTCACAAAGCAGGTTTTTTGATGATGCTGAAAATGTAATAGTATCTAGACTATTTACAAAAGAGCAGGCTAAGAAGTTATGGCCTATGTATCAAAAGAAGATAGATAATGCCAATGGAGAGAATGACTATAATGCTCCAGAGACAAATAGTTATTATGACGGCAATGTCCAGTTTAAAGAAGACGTTGGACAGATAGACCCTCAAGAGTATATAAGAGGGTACGAAAGATATCATAAGTTTTTTGACAACGAATTTAGAGTGTTTGAAAAGTTTAGTGGTAATGAAGACCTTTTAACTGATGAGAAGTATAAAGAGTATGTTCAAAGACCAGCTTGGATAATAGAAGGTCAAGTTATAACTGACCAAAGAAAGGCTCAAGAACTTGTAATGCAAATTGAAATGCAAAGAATGAAAGAGCAGGCAATGCAAGAGCAGCAAATGAAGGCAGATGGTATTGATACAGCTATAACAGAGATGCCAAATCCTCCTCAGCCAGTTAAAGTCCAAGAAGTTAAGTACATGGATTTAATACAAATGAAGCAGATAGAGGTTGTTCAAGTCCAAGTTCCACGAATTAAGCAATGTGTTATAATAGGCGAAACATTGTTATATGAAAGAGTATTGCCTATAGAGCAATATCCAGTAGTTCCATTTATAAACGTTCACACTAGAACACCTTACCCAGTATCTGATGTAAGGTTAGTTAAAGGACTACAAGAGTATATCAATAAGACTCGTTCCTTGATAATAGCTCATGCAACAACTAGTACTAATGTAAAGATATTAGTACCTGAAGGTAGTGTAGATATGGCTGACTTTGAGCAAAAATGGGCACAGCCAGGAGTCGCGATTCAATACGACCCTACGGATGGAGCACCTATGCCTGTTCAGCCCCTTCCACTACCGAATGAATTATACTCTAATGAGATGACTGCAAAGAATGATATTGACCATCAACTTGGTTTATACGAAATGATGATGGGAAATGCTCAGAATGCACCTCAGACATATAAAGGTACAATTAGTTTAGATGAATTTGGGCAAAGAAAAATTAGGTCTAAAATGGCTGATATAGAAGCAGGTTTAACAAGAATAGCTCAGTTGGCTATACCCTTGATGCAACAGCTATATACGACCCAAAAAATCTTCAGAGTTGTTCAACCTAATAATTCGATAAGTGAATATATGGTTAACAAAAGAATGGTTGACGATAAATCTGGAGAAATACAAATTGTAAATAACATCGGTATCGGAAGATACGATGTAGTGGTAGTTGCTGGCTCAACCCTACCAACTAATAGATATGCAGAACTAGAGTTCTATAAAGAAGCATATCAGATTGGATTGATAGACAGACAGGAAGTACTCAAGAAAACTGATGTTTTCGATGCTGAAGGCGTAATGCAAAGAATCGATTTGATACAACAGTTGCAAAGTCAACTTGAACAAGCTAAAGAGCATATCAAAGGCTTGAAAGGTGACCTGCAAACTAGAGATAGAGAATCGGTTAATTTACGCAAGAAAGCTGAAATGGCTAAATTTGAGGCAAAATTAGATAAGACCAAAAATAAAGCTGATGCAGCTGGAACAATATTCGAAAAACGATTAGATGATACAATATCCACAGTAAAAGGCCAATTGGCTGATAGACTAAAAGATAAGGGCTCACCTTCTAGTGGAAAGAAGCAGTCCAAAGGAAAAAGGTAAAAAGTAAATGGTAGACAACAATGAAATACAAGATACTTCTCAACAGAACGCTAACCCAGTATTCAATGAAGAAACTGCGTTTGCATCAGAGAACTCTGAATCATCATTAAGTCCCGCTGACGCTTTCGGGGAAACACTGAAAAACATAGAGGCCTCAGAGGCAACTGAGCAACCCTCACAAGGGCAGCCACAGCAACCTGCTGTGCAACCTGCAAGTAATGATGAAACTCGTTATCAATATTGGCAATCTCAAGCTGACAAAGAAAAGAATGAGAATACCCATTTAAGAAATGAGTTAAATCAAATGAAAGGGCAAATGAACGCTATAGCTGGTCAACAGCAACAAGCAGCTCAACAGCCTGTTCAAGAGGAAATGGAATTTCCACCTCCTCCAGAGAGACCCCAAAAACCAGGAGGGTATAATAGGGAAGAAGCCTATTCTGACCCTTCAAGTGCTAGTGCACAATACATGGATAACTTAGAGAACTGGCGTGATGATATGGACGAATATAACCAAGCTAAGTTTAATTATACTCAAGTCGCTACACAAGAAAGATTGCAACAGATGGAAGAAAGGCGTGTTCAAGAGCAAAGAGTAAGAGAAGCTCGAGTACAACAACAAAGACAGATGACGCAATTAAGACAACATGTAGCTACTAACTATAGTATGGACGAAACTGAAGTTAATGATTTTGTTCAAAAAATGTCAGACCCTAATTCAATATCTATGGATAATTTGGTACAACTGTATAGGATGCAACAAGGTTCTGGGAACACTACTCCCACTCAGAACACAGGGCAACCTAGTGAAACGTTTCAACAAACACAGAGGGCTCAACAAGTCCCTCAACCAATGGGTGTTCAATCATCCAGCGGTAATGTTCAAGCGCCTGCAGAAGACCAACTTATGGACAGTTTGATAACAAGTTATAATAAAAATAACCCTTGGGGGTAGATAGGACATTAAACAATGGCTAACGCTAGTGTATATAGCTCTAGTTTTGGTAATACAGTTCAGGGTGTCTCTATCAACGATGCAAGACGTAAGTTTAACTTCGGAGAGAGAGTTGCGGAGCTTGCTCCACAACAGTCACCATTTTTTGTATACCTTAACAAAGTAGCTAAAAAGGCCACGGATGACCCTGTCTTTAAATTCTTAGAGCAGAGACATCAATGGCAAAGACGTAATTTTGAAGTCAACACTGCGACACTTACAACATCTGGTGGCGATGCCCACGCAGGTGCGCTAGGTGCAGGTGAAGATTTATCAATTACATGCAAATATGATGAGTATGGCAATATTTCATCAGCTTCAAATTGCAATTTCTTATTGCCAAATCAAGTAATCGCTTTAAAAGCTGATGACGGTGTAGTTTATAGACTTAAAATAAACTCATCAGCAGTAGTTTTAAGCGGTACTGGTACCATATCTCATACAACAGATGGTAGTGGTAATGACTATGTCATTTACCATAAAACAGATACAGGTGTAACTACGATTAACGGTGAAGCCTTAACTGTTGTAGGGACAACAATTCCAACTTCTACAGTTTTTGGATTAGCAAACAAAGGTCAAGTAATTGGCTCTGCATTTGCTGAGGGAACTGGAGCTCCAATCGGTTGGGAAGATAAGTTATATGACAGAGAAGGATATTGTCAAATATTCAAAACTGGAATGAACATCTTCTCAGGCACTTCTATGGCAACTTCTTATAGAGGTATTGCTAATGAATGGCAAAGAGTATGGACTGAAAAGTTGATGGAACATAAGATGGATATTGAGCATGCAATGCTATTTGGTGAAGGTAAAGTGGTAGCAGGGGATGAAATAGGACCTTCTACTTCACCTACTAGATATTCATGGGGTATACTTCCTTATACAGAAGCAAATGGTAAGGTATATAGTATGTCTTATGCTTCTTCTGGTTATGACGCTTTCTTAGATGCAATGGAAGATTTCTTTGCTCCTGAAAGTGGTAATTCTGGAAACAAACTGGTACTTGCTTCAAGAAAAGTTATTACATACCTAAATAAATTAGGCTCTGGTAGCTTCTTGAACAACTCAGTTGGCTCTAACCAATATAGATTAGATGTAAACAGCGTACCTGGTGCTTTTGGGCATACAGTTACTCAGGTTAACACTATCTTTGGTAATCTACATTTCGTGGCTGACCCTCTATTAAGGGGACCATGGGAAGATTACTGTATTGGTGTTGATATGAAAAATATTGCATATCGACCATTAAGTGGGAATGGTATTAGTCGAGATACCTTCATTGAAACTAACGTACAATCTCCTGATGTTGATGGTAGACAAGACCAAATCATCACTGAAGCTGGATTGGAAATTAGTCTCCCTGAAACTCATGCAATTCTTAAGTTTTCTTAAGTAGGAGGTAGATTATGGCTTGGACAGAAACAACTGAAGGTGGCTATACAGTTCTTACCTCTGACGCTCTCGTTTTGGGAGATAACGAAGGAGTTGCTAATCAATACATAGCTGTTACAGATGTTATTTCAACTGCATTATACCCTAATTGGGAAAATAGAAAGATGCCTTGTAAAGTAGAAGTAACAGTTGCTGGTGGCGGTGCTGGAATTATTGATGTTAAATTACAGACATCAATGTCAAGCGCTACTACAGGTGATGCATTTTCTAATGGTGCTGCTGTCACTCCTTTATGGGCTGACGCTTCTACTACAGATATGCCTGCAACTTGCTTAGTAAATGCAACAACTAGTAATAGTGGACAAGTTGATGCTACGGATGTTTATGCTCCGTATGCTAGGCTTGCATTATGGCTAACCGCTTCTACTGATATCGTAAATGATACTGGTAGAGCTGTAGTTACGATTGCATTCCCTAAAAAGGATGGACTTGTAGGTACTGAGTTAGGTGGTGGTGCTAGTGTTAATGGTATAGGACCTGACCCATCGTAGTAAGTGGTAAAATAATCGTAAGGGGTCTTCGGGCCCCTTACATTAACTTGGAGATAAAATGCCAGCAATAACACCAGATTTTAAAAGTTATGAGATATTTAGGAATCATAAGATTCATTTGTTTGCTACAAGTGCCAGATTTGGAGCTACACAAAGATTTACTGATGCAACAAGTACAGGGTATGATGGTACTCCAACAGTAGTTTTTGACAATCCTATATCATATATAAAAGCTGTAGCTAATCAATATGACCAAGATGCAACTTCTGATGCATATTATGCAGGAAGATTAGTTGTTAAAGTGGGAGTATTGACTAGTTCTGGAATAGCAGGTAACGGATGGGCAACTTCAGGTAGTACAAAAATTTTAACTTTATATTTAGACGAGGGCGATATAGTAGCAGGCCCTTTTGAGTACGTAGAATGTGAGACTTCAACACAAGATGAAGGCGTTCTATGTTTTGAAATAATTCAATAGGAGAAAGAACAATGGCAAAAAAAGACGAAAAAGTAATAGGTGGAATGAAAGGAATTCCAATTTTCGGTCCTGGGCATCGAAATACAGGAGGAGGAGAGGCATTAGGCTCTCATAGAGGTCATGGATATCAAAGAGCTAGAGGCGGCGCTCAACCAATTGGTGGTGGTGGTCGTGGTGGCCGTGGTGGCGGTGGAGGCAAACCGTAATGAGTGACTTGAAATTAACAAGAGCTGGAACAGAGGTTGATTTAGGTAGACAAGGACCTATGAACTCAACCTCTGAGTTCGGTCAAGATGGTAGTATATTTACTGCTAATGCAGATGCAATAGCTCCACCTAAGCACAAAGTATTTGTTGCAATAACATTTGTAACAGACACAGTATTTAACACTTTAACTGCAGAAGATACAAATAAATACATCGGAACTGGTACTGCTTCTCATAATTTAGCAGCAGGCTCTGAAACTTCTTTAGAAGGTTCTGCAGGGCAAGTTGTATCTGGAACATTTACAGCTGGTATGACTATTCACGGAAGATGGACAGCAGTTGATTTGACTTCTGGGTCTTGCATAGCTTATATAGGTTAAATGAAGTTAGGTTTAGGAAATAGTACTGGGAAGGGAAACCTTCCCGTAGCTGGGATAGTTACATCTAATCTAAAGATGCTTCATAAGTATGAAACAGGTCCAGTTGTACCTGTAAGTGATGGTGCTGCGTTTTTTGATGGGTCTGATGATTATGTTGAAATAGGCTCTACAACTGCCTTTAATGGACCAGAACTAAGTATATCAGCTTGGATTAAAGTAAGAAATGGTTCTTCTGGAAGTTTACCTCTTATAGCTAAAGGTCAGTATAATGTAAACGGAGCAGCATTTAATTTAAAATACTATCCAGAAGGCGCTTCTAATGGGCGATTAAGTTTTTCAGTTGAAAGAGACTCTGATGAAAGTGATGGTGAAGGTGGCTTTGCATATGTCAATGCACTTGATACGGAGGTACTTGGAAAGTGGGCCCATGTTGCTGTAGTATACTCTAATACATCCGATTTAATTAAAATTTATATAAATGGGGTTTCAAAAACCTTATCTTCAGGAAGTGGGGCTTGGAGTGGTTCATTCATAGATATACCAAGTTCTCTTTCTTCATTAAGAATAGGTCGTGATGATAATGCTGCAATTAATATGGATGGTCATATTTGTAATGTTGGAATGTGGACAAGAGCTTTAGACCAACCAGAGGTTAAATCAATTATGTGGAAGAGTCTTGATGGTTTAGTAGATAGCGAAAAAAGACTATTAGTGTCATGGTGGAATCTTAGCGCAGATGCCAATGATTCATATGGGTCATTAAATGGGACTTTAACATAATGGCTGCAACAATACAAACAATAGAAACACCAAAAAGATGGAGAGCATGGGATACTTCTACTTCATATCAAGAGATAGGTCAAGAAAGAGTCACTAATGGTGGCTTTGCCAATTGGTCTTCATCTTCTGTTAATCCAAATCCAGACAATTGGACAGTGCATAATGAAGATGCAAATAATCATATTAACGAAGCAGGAGGTGGGGGAGCCGCTGTATATGTTTCTAACGATTCAGCAGATTTATATATAACTCAAAACAATGTTTTTCAGGTTGGAAAAACTTATAGATTTAAAATGGATTGCACAGCACATACAGCTGGTAGCGTAGGTTTATGGCATAATTATGAAGGTGAGGGAGTTTTAGCGTCATTAAGTGGAACAGGCTCTATTGACCATATTTTTACTGCTACAGGAACATCGCTTACTATTAATCAAACTGGAGCATCAGTAAATCTTACATTTGACAATGTATCTGTAAAAGAGGTAAAAACCTTTAGTAATAATAACCATGGACAAATATATTCAGGTAGAGGTTTAGAATTTGATGGGGTTAGTGATTATCTTAACTCTGTGACAACATTCCCTAAAGTTGATAATGTGACAGTTGCTTTTTGGATGAATAGAGATGAATTTGATGGCTCTGCTAAAGGGCTTGTTGGAAGAGCTACTGGAAGTGGAAATGGCGGAGGACAATGGTCTCTTTGGTTAGCATCGGACGCGATTAGAGGTTATATTTCAGATGGGAGCGGAACTGGCCCTTATGAATATTTTGTATTAGCTAGTTCTAATATTCCTATTAACACATGGTATAGGGTTGTAGTTACATTTGATTTTTCTTCTGCTAAATCTTATGCCTATGTAAATGGAGTGAATATATCGACTTGGGTATCTAATGAAACCTCAACAGCTACAATAGGAAGCACTGTTGACTCTACTGCAAAGGAAATTTTCTTAGGAGCTTTAACAGCAGGGACATCTGCTAATTACTATGCAGGGAAAATGTCTGATTTTCAATATTGGGATGCTACTTGGACATCTGATGATGTAGCCTTTGATTATGCAAATCCTGAACAATTAGCTTTAAATAGAGGTGGCACATCTTTAACAGAGTCTAATCTAAAACTCTGGTATCCAATGAATGATGGACATAGAGGGCAACAATCATATGTTCTTGATGCTTCAAATACAGGATTGGGTGATGAGCTTGTTGAAGGAGGAACTTCTTTATCAGCAAGTGATTGGGATAGAGTAGATTCTCCTTGGACATTCTCAAATGGAGTAGCTTCTTGTGATGGTAGTCAAGGCGGAGACGTTGAAGTCTATCAAAATGCTGGGGCAGCAATAAATACATCATTTAAGGTTGTTATAGAAATGACAAGAAGTGCAGGTACTCTTCAGGTTAATGTAGGGGGGTACGATAGTTATTCTATGACATCTTCTGGGACACATACTTTTTATATAACATCTGATACAAGTACTGGCTCTCAAAACGGAAGGATATATTTTATTGGAAATAGTACATTTGAAGGAACTGTAAGTAGCATATCAGCCAAACCTGTCAATGATAAAAATCATGCAACAACTGTATTTTATGGTGATGAGTTGATTACAAACGGAACAATGGAAGCCACTACTAATTGGGCTGACCAATCGAGCCCTAATACTAATGTAAGGAGTTCTACGCAGGTCCATAGTGGCTCACATTCTAGGAAATTTATACCTTCTAGCACTAATGATGGAATTAAGTCTGATACAATGACTACTGTTGCTGGAAGAACATACAAATTGACTTGTGAGGTTTATCCTGACGATTTTGAAAAAGTAAGTATAAAGTATGTAGAAGGTAATGGAAGTACTGTTCATGATTTTGCTGTAACAGGGTTGGCTCAAGATGGATGGAACACTATATCAAAAACAATAGTAGATTCGTCTGGTGGAGCAGGAGCTTATGTGGCTTTTCATAGTGGCGATGAAAGTACTGGTACTTGGTATATAGATGATGTTACTTTAAAAGAAGAAGGTACAGCCACAGGTTGGACAGATGCAGACCAACAACTTGATATACCACAAACAGCATTGCAATCTTATAATCAATTGGCTTGGTTTGATGGATATAATGATAAAGTGGCAGTAACAGAATTTAATTTTGAAGACGGGCATTCTATTAATATGTGGGCACTTATTAATGATACAAGCACAGGGTCTAGAGACTTTTTTGGACTATCTGGTGGAACAGAAAATTATATGAGAATAGACTCATCTAACCCTACAGAAAAATTTCAATTTGAAGCAGATGATAATACTCCAATGCTTATAGATTTAGGTGATGCAGGTGTAATCCCTGAAGGTGAATGGGTTATGTGGACATGGCTTTGGAATGCAGACAGAACTATAAGTGTTTATAAAAATGGAGAACTACTTGCAAGTTCTTCAGCTACAGCTGATAGTGCAGAAGGAACAAGATTAAAAATAGACTCTTTTGGAAATGCTCAAGCTGCAACAACAAATATGCAAGGGGCTATTACAGAAATATCTCATTATACAGACCTTTTAACTCAAGCAGAAATAAATGATTTATATAACGATGGAAAAGCTAAGGATGCAAGAGAAGCTAGTGGTAATGGAGGATTGTCAGGATATTGGAAAAATAATGGTCTTGCTACTTGGACTGATTTACAAGGTAGTAATAATGGTACTGTTACTTGCTCTGAAACCATATTACAACAAGCAGGAGTGGATGCTGAAAGAGATTGTCAAGGTTTCTTAATGAATAGACAGAAAGATACTAATGCATTGAATTTATGCACTAATTTAATAGCTTCAGGTATTGATAATGGTCCACATGTTGACGTTCAAGGCCCTATTGAGCTAGGAACAACACCTTTCTCTATGACTATGTGGTTGAAAAAATATAGAGATTGGCATGAGCAATGGATATTATCTCAATATGTAAGCGATACAAAAAGATGGTATTTAAGAGCTAATAATGCAAATCCTCCAAGGTTTCAATTTTATGCAAGAGCTGGAAGCGCTGACACCTCAATTAATATTAGTAATTCTGCTTTTGATTTGGATGCAAACGGTTTAGATACCTGGATACATTTTGGATTGACTACTAATAGAAGCAATTCTTTTAAATGGTATATAAATGGAAGTTTAGTTGACACAGATACAAGTTTAGGAGCTCAAGGCTCTCAAAGCCCTGATGATAACTTATCTAATGGAGCTAATCTTACAATAGGCTGGAATGAAGACGCTAATTTTGATGACCATCACTTTGATGGGGAAATAGATGATGTGATGATTTATACTAATAAGGAAATGTCAGCAGCAGAAATAAAAAGAAATTATAACGCAGGAAAAAGGAGTCATAGATAATGGCACATTATGAAATGTATTATTGCTTTCCTAAGACAGTTTGGGAGTCAGCAATACCAACAAAAATAAAAGACAAGCTAAAGATAATCGAATCTGAAGCTGAAGATGGAACTATAACTTATAAGTCTGCTCCTACATGGCATGAAGCAGTATTTCAGGGCAAACTAGGTTCTCCTAGATATTCGTTTAACTGGGATGAATCAGGAGTAGCAAATGACGAGAAATTTTGCATCATAAAGGGCGAATTTTCAATGAAGGAAGGAGAACTGTCAGCTTTAGCAGATTTAGGCGCTAGTAAGGCGTATCCTAACTTTAGTATATTGACAAAATCAGAAGCACAAACTTTAGCTAGTAGTGCTGTATTTACAGGAGAATAAAATGTCTACGAAAAAACCAAAAAAAGTCGTATATTCATCTTCAATAGGAAGCCCACTTCAGTCAAGTGTGCCTCTGGATAATAGAAGAAAAAAAGGTATGAAAGGTAAATAGTGACTATAGCTAACAAGATAAAAGACATTGTAGGGGCAGATGTATTTACAAATTGTGCAGGAGCTGATGACTTTATTAATGGAGCAGTAGCTGAAGTCGCAGATTTAGTTTCCGATGAATATTTAAAAAAATATCAACATGGTGGTGCTTTAGAAATAGTAGATGCTAGTCCAGGATTTATATCTGTTAGTGGAAAAAGAGTATTAGACGTTCATAGAGAAGATAGTACATATAATAGAAAATGTATGAGAGTAAGTCATATGGATGCAATATCTAAATATACAGATGCAAATAGCTCTTTTAAAGCTACACCTCTTACACCTGTATGGTATCTTGATGGAGCGAATTTAAAGATATTTCCAGCCCCTGATGATACTGACAGAGGAATTGTTTGCTCTTTTACATATCCTACTACTGCATGGAGCGGTTCTTCAGATACTTCTTTTGTTGGAATGCCTCCAGAATTAGAACAGTCAGTTCTTCTTAGGGCATCTTTAATGATATTACAAAGTTATATTAGTAATGCTGTTCAGGATGATGAAGATGTTGAAATGCAGCAAATGTTAAATACTCAATTAGAATCATTGAAAGCTAATTACCAATCAGAGATAGATAGGTTTGTTAAAGGAGGAGCTCAATAATGGGTTGGACGAAACAAAAAATGATAGAAAGAATTCAAATTCATCATCCTCATTTAGGGGAAACTGAAATTTTACAAAGACTAAATCAAGCTAAAGATTTATTCTGCGATGTGACAGGTATATATAAAAGGCAAGATACCTTTACAACTACAGCGAATAAAACATATTATACGCTAGATTCGGACATTACAAAAATAGATAGTGTTTGGTTAAATGACGTAAAAATACCTAGACTTGTTAATAAACCTCCAATTGACGATGCAAATACAACAACGGAGACATAATGAGTAGTTCTAATACAAAACAAAGATATTGGTTTATTGACAGAGGTAAAGGGAATAGAATAGGATTTGTTGAGAAGGTAACACAAGCTCAATCTAAAGAAGGTGTTACAATAGACTATCAGCCTATATCTGAAGCTAAATCCATAGTTATATATGCAGAAGCTTCCGACACTGATATAGCTCAATCAGATTCAGCTAATACTACATACTCTAATATTCCAGATAGATTTATCGAAGGATTAGTATCTAAAGTTATAGCGGACGGATATAAAGACCCTAGAAATATGAATGTTGAAGGCAATCAGTTGTTTGCAACAGAGTTTGCAGCGGCTGTGAAATTATGCAAAAAATGGCTAAGAAGTAACTTTACTAGAACAGGAGCAATTGCACCACATGAGTTCTAAAAAAAGTATTAACGAGCATAGAGAAGAAGTTATACAGTCCTTATCTGAATTGAATGCTTATAGTAAAACTATGAGAGATGATATTGTAGAAGTAAAAGAAATGCTCAGAGAGCAAAATGGTAGAGTTCGTAAAAATGAGAAGTCTATCTCTAGAATATTTGGTATGGGTAGTGTTGTTATGGGCATATTTGGTGCTCTTATAACATGGTTATTTAATAAATAGGAGAGCATATGAAAGTAATGATATCTAAGTTATTAAAGATGGTATTTACGCCTAAGATGAAAAAGCAAATGTTTATTGCTTTAGGCGACCACTTAGTAAAGTCTACTAAAAATAAACTAGACGATAAGATATGGGACTCAGTAAAAAGCAAGATATAAGATTTATTGGGTATGAAGGGGAGGACAGTGAGGTGACAGCCACTTCCCCCCTTATTACTATCTATACCGACCTTATATGTGAGGATGGTAAAGATAGCGTTTCTAAGATAGGAATATTAGGAACAAAGCCTTTTAAAAAGAAGCCTAGAAAATGCCCTTGCTGTAAGGAAGAATCAATTATGGGTATAGAAGTATTAGGGGCTTATAAAGGCGCACTATTATGGCAATGTATGAGTTGCTGCGAAAGGTATTTGCGATTTGGCAAAACCTACACTAACAAATTACTTGAAGAGGTAAAAGATTCCTACACTGTTCCTGAAGACTGGGGATACTTACCTCCTGAAAAGTTTAGTTGAGGTAATATGAAAAACAAAGGCGTTGTAAAGCGTGCGTTTGTCACTCCAGATAAGCACGCTCCTTTGCATGACGAAGCTGCAATAAATGTAGTTACTCAAGCAATAGAAATAGTAAAACCTGATGTCTATATAGACTTAGGTGACTTAGGTGAATGGGGTAGCGTATCTCATTGGCAGTGGAAGAGAAAAAAGAAACCGCCATTAGAGTATATAATACCTGAAGTGGATAAAGATGTAGAAAGTGTAAATGCGCTTCTTGACAGAATAGATGAACCTTTAGACAAGGTTGGATGTACTGAAAAGTATATGATAGCAGGGAATCATGATGAGTGGTTAGACATGTTTGTAGGTGAACACCCTTATCTTCCACAGTATATGTTCCCAAAAGCCGTTAAATTGGACGATAGAGGCTATAAATACTATCCTGCGGGGTTACCCCCAGAGGAATGGTTAAAGGTCGGTAAACTCCATTTTTACCACGGACATCATAAATCAGGATTACATCATGCTAAAGCTCACTTGCAATTAGGTGGTAATGTTATGTATGGTCATCATCATAGTTTACAACAAGCATCTGTTACTCATATAGATGGGCCTAAATCTGCATGGAGTCTTGGATGCTTAAAAGATATGAGCCATGAAAAGAATAAATGGCTAAAAGGTCGAGCTATATCTTGGGCACATGCATTTGCTGTTATTGACTTTTTTAAAGGAGGTTTGTTTACTGTACATATAGTGCAAATAATAAACGGCAGAACCTCATTATGGGGAGAGCTGATAGATGGTAACAAGTAATGAACGAAGAACAGATGCAACAACAAGCAGAAAGTATGTTAGGTTATATAGCATACTTCGTCCTATCTGGTGTGGCTCTTTTACTAGTCAAGTCGACTATAGAGTCACTAGTAGAGAGTATAAAAGTGTTTTGGGGGAAAGACCTGAACACGGACGATGTTGTGATATTGAATGGTCGACCTGCCAGAGTAGTACGAGTGGGTGTGTGGAAGACAACGTTCTTTGCTTATGATATAGGTATGGCTGAAGGCAAGCCATATGTTAAAGGTGGTACTAAGATACAGATACAGAATGATAAACTGAAAGACCAGATAATTGAAAAGCCATTGCCTATGCTTGATTTATCTAAATGGAAGGAACAATGATTGTTAAAAAAGCATTAATGAATCAGATAGAGAGGATGATAAAGCAGAAAATAGGATTAAATCCTGATGCTCAAAGACTTAGACGGCTTGAGAATGAAGTTAGGACTCTCCGTAGTATGGTATATGACATAAAGAGGAAACAAGACGATGCCTAAGACTATAAAAGAGTTAAAAACTTTTAAAGAAGGATTGTTTAGTAATGCATCTACTCTTGATATACCTGATGAAGCTGCTGCTTATTCCGAAAACATAAACCCAGAAACAGAAGGAGGAACTTTAGGAGGTATTCCTAAAGATAAAGTTTTAGACTCTTCTGGATTTGTCTCAGCAACTACAAATCAAATATACCTAGATATACTTCCAGGGTATGATGATTTAGCTGATGATGCTGCTAGAAAAACAGCTTACAATAACTCAGTTATGGGTTATCCTAATGCCTCTTATTTTATATTTCAAATGCAGGAAGGTATTAGAAGTTTTGTAGTTCAGTTAGATACTGATACATTATCTGGAGTATCTGCTAGTATAGATTACTTAGGTGACCATACTATAGAAACGCAAGATGGCCTTGTATCCTTAATAGATATAGCTCCTGATATAGGAGGGGCAGCTGTTACTGCTATGGTATTGAATATGTATATAGAGGATACTGGCTCTAATTATGGAGCTAATTTTACAACGAACGTTATAAATAAATTTGTATCAAGCTGGAATGCTCTTCAATATAAAATAAATCCTAATGATGCAACTGATGTAAGGACAATGTCAGGTATTATATTGGCAACTGCTGATGTTAGTGGTAGTAATAGAAGGGTTATTCTTACCCCTCAAACTGGAGTCGAAGTAAATAATGTTATTTATAATCAATATGGAAACTCTTTTAGAAATCCTTCGACTGGAGATAATGCAGGTGGAGATGGATTTGGCCCACAAATAGACCAAATAAAAGAAGTTAAAAACGATAAAAGGCAAGCTACATGGTCTAGTGGAACAAGTGATGGTTTTACAGCTTTTGAATTAGAAGGCACAAATTCAGCTGCTGGTCTTATATATACAGGAACAGCTGCTAGAATAAGAAATCATTCTACTATTCCAGATGGCTATTATCTCTTAACAGGAAATAGTGGAGATATTTACGATATAAGAGGTGACTATGCTAGTGATGGTACAACTTATAGTACGGTAGCGGCAAGTAATTTAATACGTAATGGAGACTTCTCAGAAGTAGCAGAAACAGATAGTAGTCAGGGAGATGGTTTAGAGGGATGGGATAGCTGGAATAATCACCATACGACTAATAATCATTTTAAAATACAAACAGGAGACAATCCTAATCAATGTAGAATGTATGATAATGGTACTAATGCATTATGTGCTATTGCTCAAACAGGAGTCTTGGAAAAAGATGTTATGTATAAGTATACTATAAAAATTGATGATTGGACTGATTCTGATGCTGGTAATACTGCAGAACTATGGTTTGTAACTACTGATAATGCAGAGATAACAGTAAATGACACTCCTGTAATGGGAGAAGATGGTAATCTTGTTAAATTCAATTCAACAGGTGATAAGGTTGGGTTCTTTAAAGCTACTGGAACAAATTTTGTAATAACTAGAAAAGACAGGAGTTCTGGTAGCGATACTATTACAGCGGATTTTTCTGGAGTATCTATAACAAGAGCAGGTACTCTTGAAATTGCTGAACACGCTCCCCCTTTTAGTATATCGACTGGTGTAGAAGGTACTGGTCTTGAAGTTAAGGCTTCTGATTTATCCCTTATTTACGATGGTCATAAGACAGATTTAATAACATTTGATAAAAATACTAACTCTATTCATAAATTAGATGATATAGATAATGATATAGACTTTAATAATGGAGTTGGCTTAGTTAAAAGCGGATTATCTCATGACAACACATCTTCGTTTATAAGGCATAATAAAGAAGTAAGGCTAGGATTAGGGCCAGGTAAGGCTTCTATTCCTTATTGGTGTGGAAGTATAGAGCGAAAACAATTAGAAAACGACCATAATGGATTTTTTGTAGAACCTCAAGAGCTAGTAAAGCCTGCTGAAGAACTTACAGGATACAACTTTGATAAATTCATAGTACCATATTTACCTCCAGCAGATGAAATGGGTAAAAGATGGTATCAAAGCCAACTTATAGATATGAAAAATGTATCCCAAGGTACTGGTACTACTACTGGTACAGATGATGGAAATGATATACCTGCTTATCAATGTGCTTTAGAGGAGAATAATTTAGGAGCTGTTAATTTTGGTAGTGTTAATAACGATACATTACTAAAAGCATGCTTTGATGTTGGTGCAAGTTCGTCAGCTGCTAACCAAGTTACAGCTGCTTTAAATAATGTAGCCGCAGGTGGAACTTCAGCTGCAACTTCTTTAGTTAGACCATTTACTGGATTGACATTTGTTTTAAGTCATGTAAATGATTTCGATGGAATTTTAAGAGATGCTAAAAGAAGATATTGGAAAGAAGATGCAACAATAGCTATTGGCGATGTTTATATGGTTACTAAGTTGACATATGCTACAAATAATACATGTAGTGGTGTAGACTTTTTATATATGGGGAATGTTAATCAAGGCACAAGTTCTGGTGCTGCTGACGGAATTGGGGCTGGCCCTGCCTTTGGTATAGGTTTGAGTTATGGTCAAAAGATTTTATCTTATGTAAGTTTATGGCCAAACCCTGGAGGTACTGCTAGTACTGCAAATAGCTCTTTAAAAACATTTAGCATACCTATAAATGATATGTTAGACTCTGAAATGGATGGAGAGATAACTGCTATAAACTGGTGTCATAGTTATATGACTCATTCAGAAACAACAGAAGGTACTCCTATAAAAAGAAAGATAAATAAGAAGTATGGAACTATAACATATGCGTTAAACTCAAGTAACAAAATTCTTCGTAGATTCGATTTACATAATGTTTTAAACGATACATCCACAGACCATGGACCTCAATTTCCTAAGAAAAGCCAGGAGTTTCCTTCGTTTAGGTTGAATTTTGGAAAATTCCCAAATTCTCTTACTACTGAGGGGAAAAAGATTGTAGACCCTCCTTATTGGGATTCTGAAGATTGGCAGGATGAATGGGAAAGAGAGCCTAAAGATTCAGTAATTACTGATATAATGGATACGTGGAATAGAAGAGATGCAGACGCAGATGGGTCTGGATTTCTATATAGAGATAATACTTCTGATGGAGACATAGTTGGTTCTTACGAGCCTAATGGAAGTTATTTAACATGGATTATGTACGGCAAAAACTCAGATGTTGCAAGCTATAATAGATGGGATATGTTCTTATATAACTTTGAAGCCTCTGGCAGTACTTATGCAGATGAAAAGGTATGGCTTGACCCTAATAGGACTGGTGATGTCTATGTTAAAGACAGAACGCCTCCTTACACAGAATGTAATAAACATTCAAGAAATGACCAGAAATATGAATCTACAAATGATTTTTATTATAATAGAGAAAGGTTTGGAGTATCTTCATTGGATTCTTCGAACATTGCTGGTAATGGATTTCCAAGTTACTATGGTTTTTATTCAAATGGAAAAACCTCTAAAAGTAGAGGTAGATGGTTAACTTGGAGGCATAATAAAAACACTAGTGGAGCAGATGACGAGACTTCTTGGGTATTATCTAGTTCAATGAATAATGACACTAGTCCAGAAAATGATGTTGATTTAGGAAAAAATATAGGATGGTATAGTCAAGCCACTAGACAAATTAAAGTCAATAGAGGTACACTAACTAGATACGAACCTAGGTTTGAAGTTGTAAGGCAAGGTCAGCCTGGGGATAATCCTGTAGTAGCTCACAATCAAGGACATAGAGTTATGTTTGCAGGGCATGTAACGGGCACTTTTATCGAGTCTGGTGGAAGATTGAAACCTGCTGAAGGTTATTATAATGGCCTTTTTTGGCTTTCCGCTGACCATGAATGGTGGTGCACTAGAGATGCTGATAAAGGAGTTACTAAGACATATACTGATTCTCTTGAACTTTTTACAATAAAAGAAATTAGTTGCAAAACTTATGAACATCCAGAGGACATGTATGGTTCTGGTGGTGAAAGGGAATTAGGTGTTATGAGTTTTGGAGGCTCTGGAGCAGCTAATCATACTATTACAGCAAACCAATTAAGCCAAGATGTTCAAAATTCACATTCTTCAAGTGACCATACAAGAGAAGATGGTGACTATATTTACATTAATAGACTTTTTAGACTGGAGAAAAATGTAGATTATCATGCTGGGCATAACGATAATGTTCACCCTTATCCTTATGCAACAAGTCGTGGAGTAACAGGGAATACTGACCGCCGTTATAATTGCGGAAACTCAGTTACTTCTATAGTGTATAATGGTGAAGGAGATGCAACTAATGGAGACTATACTTCTTCTAGTAGCGTATTAACTGCTGTTAATAGCGGTACTTTAGATAGAATGGTGCAAGATAATACAATGTACCAAATAGACCCTCTTATATCAATGAATACTATTAGCAATGGCACAGATACTCATTCATTAGGAGTAATTTATGGAATGGAACCTTTGCTTATATGGGATGGAAATGGAGCTACAAATCAAGAATCTCAATTTAAAAGAATATTAGTTATTTATGGGCAAGCTTTTCCAGCTCATGATGATGAAGCAGATAAAACCTTTATAGGAACCTATAATATAAATAAACATCATACTTATAGCACTGAAAATAGTACGACGCATATTCCAGGCAATGTATCGGTATCTAATCAAGGAGAACTTGATTATAATAATACTGTTGGAGCATTTGAAAATAGCTTAAAAGGAACTAATTTAGTAAATACCGCTGCAGCAAAAGCTAGCATGGGATTTGGACTTGGTTCAATCTCAAGTCCTACTGTCTGGAAAAATTCTTATAAAGCAGAGATTGATAGTATTAAATGTTTAGCAGCAAGAACTTATGAGAATCCAAGATTATTATTTAGCAATACAACGCTACACCTTCAAGGATATGAAGAGTCCTCTACTACTGATGATGGGATATTTGGAACTGGTACATATAATCCAGCTATAGTTGGAATTTCTGAAGACAAAACTACTAGCATTTTAACTCATGTGAAAGATGCTATTAATGTATTTCAGTTAACCCAATCTCATACAGCATTTGATACTTTAGGAGCAGTTGTCACATCTACAAATAATGACCTTGGAACTTCTATAGACACTATAGATAATCTAATTAAATTTGATATGACAGGGTCATCTGCTGGTGCAGGATTTTCTTCTGGAGATATTATTAATTATAAAATTTCACTACTTTATGATGGGATTCAAGAGAGTCCTTTATCTACTTTTACAATAAAAAGTCCTCAATTATCTGAAGATAAATCAAATATAGCTGCAACTTTTAAAGTAACTAATACTAAAGCAATGATGTTAAGCCCTAGAGTTTCGCATATAAACCTTTATTTCTCAGATGATTTGGTAACTAAGCCATGGACATTTGCTGAAAGTATAAATTTAGATACTACTTCTGAGACAAAATGGAACTACAATAATACTGACAATAAATGGGAATACTCATTTTCTCATACTCCATCAGGGCCAACATATGAAACTATGAATGGAATATCTTCTAATAGAAGACATACAATGGTCAATTGGGGTTTATCTACTAAATTGGCAAATTATACTGTATATGGACAAGTATCTCATAGAAAAATAAGTGATAATATAGAGAATTACTTATATAGGTCTAAACCTGGAAGACCTGATGTTGTAGACTGGGTAAATGACTTTTTAATATTACCAACTAAGCCAATAGCAATACAAGGCTTTAAAGGTAAATTATATGCTTGGGATAAGAATGATACTTATATAATCAACCAAGAAGGCTTTTATGTTGAGGATGTTTTAGAAGGTATCGGGATATTAGGGAAAGATGCTGTAGTAGCTACTGATTTTGGTATGTGTTTTGCTGATGCTAATAATATCTATATTCACAATGGTGTAAGTGCTACTCCTATAGGAGAACCTATACTTAGGAATAGTTTAAAAAGAAGATGGAGAGTAGGATATATAAACGCTGTTGATATAGCAGAATCTCAAGGTTATGATATAAAAGTGTTATATGATGGAAGACATAATTCTTTTATAGTAACGACTAAAGGTTTTTGTAAAGCAACTGCTTGTACTACCGATGAAGCAAAAAGAGGGGCAAGAGCTTTTTCTTTTAGTATAAGTAAACAAAGATGGGACTATATAGAAGTTCCAAGTGTATTGGCTTTTGCTCAAGGAGCAAAAAACAGAATATATCTTGCAGATGGATTTAACATATTTGAACATAAAAGATTGAGAGAAGAGGCTAGAGATTGGGAATGGTATAGTAAGAATATGTCTTTTGGAAGCGATACTCAGTTAAAAGTATTCAATAAATTAAAGCTAGCTGGAAGACCTAGTGGTTTGGCAAATACAAATATAAAAGCTTATGTAGATGGAGAAGAGAAAACACTTACTATAGAGAATAAAAACTATAACACCTCTATTACATCTCATAATTTGAATGAAGCTAACGCAACTCCAACTAGTCTTGATACAACAAATCCTGCTACATGGACATATAAATGTACAGACGATGAAGGTACTTATACTGCCGCTATTAGGCAAGGTATGTATGTTAAATTGGAAGATGAAATAATGTATGTATCAGCAGAGAGTATGGATTACTCTACAGGCCTCTTAACTCTAACATTGCAAAGAGGGCAGTTAGGAACTACTAATGCAGCTCATAGCGGAGCTAAGACATTTTATGTATTAGGCCCTTCTTATAAATTCCCAAGTGGCACTAAAGGGTATAAAATGAGATTTGAACTTGATGGTCAAAAAGGAATGGTTGATAGTGTTGCTATTATATATAGAGCTAAAGGCTTAAAATAATGAAATTACAAGAAAAAGATGTAAAACTTACCCCACCTCATGTAACTGAACCTGATTTATTAAAAGCTTTAACTAAAGTCTACAAAGATTTGAATGATTTAAAAGAAAGTGTTCATAACTTTAAAGGCAAGGAGGCTGAGGATACTGCAGAGGGTAGTGAGGGGGACATAAGAGTTGTAAAAACGCCTAGAACAGGCAATTATACGCTTCAAATAAGAGGTGATGAAGGATGGCTTGAAGATAAAACAGCTAAATATGTTAGTTTAAAAGGTGATGTTGATATAGCACAAGAACAAAGTAAGTCTACACTGCCTAAGAGTGTGGGTAGTTTAATGCCTCCACCAGATTATGAGAGTGATTGGACAGCTATTACAGTAAATACAGCTTATACTTTTACTCACAATTTAAATACTGAGCTATTTACATTAATTCAAGCAGTATTTAAAGATGGTAGTGATAGGATTTGGTATCCTGGGGTTTGGATGTGGGAAGATTCCGATACTGATAATAGAGGATTCTGTATGTGGGCTAAAACTAAAAATGTTATAGAGATTGGCACTCAAAACCATAGTGTATTTGCACATGGGAAGACAAGTCTATCTGATGATTATGATATTAATAGCGGTTATGTAAAGCTAAGATTATGGAAATAAAGTATTTGTTTTTAATAAAAAGAAATGTATATTAATATGATGTATTATAAGGAGAAGATATGATAGAGTTAGTACCTGGATTAGCTAGTATGGCTATGAATTTATTCAGAAGCGGTCCATCTAGGGCTGAAATGGAAAGAGATTTACAACCTTTTAAACAAGGTTTAGATGGCCAAATGGATAGAATAAATGAATATCGAAACCCTAATAGCAATTTTTGGGCAGAAAATAGAGATAGTTTATTAAATCAAGTATATAATTCTTCAGATTTCTCTAATATGTTAAACAATAGAATGATGTATGGAGCCAATAGTGGTATTACAAATCAACAAAATTTAGATAGAACGACTAAAGCAGTTCAAGGGACTGGTCAAACATTACAAGATGCTTGGATAAATCTTCAAGGAAAGAGTGATGATATGTATAGTAATTGGCTGCAAGGACAAAATCAATATAGTCAAGCATTAACAGGAATAAGAAGTGCTCAACATCAACAAGATATGAGTTGGTATGATAACTTGCAAGGAGGTCTAAATATGATGATATCTCCTTATGATAGCCATGGTAATACAATGTGGGGCGATTTCATATCTGAAGATTAAATAATATGGCATTAGATATATACGGCAAAGACACTATTTACGATAAGCATTGGGGACAAAGCAGTCCTTGGCAGGATTTAATGCATAGAAGTAGAGCTAGTGACATAGTAGATTATGATGACTATGGAAATCCTCTTACTAGTGGTGACATAGCTACTCAAAAGTGGGCTGGAATGGGAATGCTTGCTTCTGAGTCCGATTTAGGCAATAGGTTAAGAGGTGGACAGCGGTCCTATGAGTACTCAGCTGATAATATAGATATGCTTGAGAAAAGTTTAGTCCAAAAAGCTAAAGCTAATTACGAATACCATAAAAAAAAGGCTGAAGAAAAAGATGAAAAGTACATGATAGGAGGTAATCCTTCTGGGCTTGCAAAATCCTTTTTAGAAGGTGGCATGTACGATACATTTGACAAATATCTTGAAGGACATGGTATTTTAAAAGCGGCTAAAGAGGGCACTCTTGACTGGGATGATAATTACGGGCTTATGATACCTACTGATGATGGGTCGATTCCTCTTGCTTATAATGCTGACTTTGAGGGAGGTCTTTATGACTACTCTCCAAATGCAGCTTATGAAGGGGTTTATAGTTTTAGCCCAGGTGATAAAAAATCTCAATATGCAAAAGATACACAACAAGCATTCCTTCCAGGATTTGAAGCAGGTGAGCGCAAAGAAGATAATGTTATAGATGGAGAAAAAGTTACCGAAACTTTAAACTTATTTAAATATGGAGGGGATAGCGCTCGTTTTGGTTATGATTATGGAGATATTGGTTTAGAACGTATCTTTCCTAATATGCCTGAATTAAGTATTAAAGGTATGGGTAAAAAAATAGGAGATGCTTTAAGTCCTACTATATCTGCAATAAAAACAGGAAAATCTGCTGATAAATACGCTCATAGCATGATAGACCTTATTATGCATCACGGTAAGGAAATCGATGATTACGAAGAATCTGAAAACTGGTGGGAGAATAGTAGTGCTGATGAGCATGATGCTAAAGTATCTCAACAAAACGAATTCTCTGAGAACATAGCTTCTAGTACTAATATGAAAGTAAATTGGGATAAAGCAATGGAGTTAAATCCAGAGCTTGTAGATGATTTAAAAGAATTAAAAGAATTAAGCGAGGGTGGTTATGACGACCCTGAAGAGTTTGAACGACATATGGCAGGGAAGTTAGTAGATGGTTCATTTAAAGGAGCTAAAGATTGGATAGATTTTAGCTATGAAAAAGATTATGATACGGCAAAAAGTATACAACATGGTGCAAGTAGGGTTAAAGATTTAAAGAAAAAGGCAATAGATAAGCATATAGAAGCTAGGGGAGATGCCCCAAACTTTGTAAATAGATTTATCGCAAATTTAATGTATAATATAAAAGGTGGAGAGATATAAGATGGCGGCAAATTGGCAAGCATTTGAATTAATGAAGGAAGCAAAAAGGTTAAAAAACGATACTTGGCATGAAGACTTTTTTGCAACAATGTCTAATCAGGGCTTTGGACAGCCTGGATTTTCTTGGAAACCAGGAGATACTGTGATAGCCTATAAACCTATGACTGTAAATGACAGAACTGCTGCATGGGATAAGTATGCTAGAGCTGCTAAATCTAGAGGCATGCGACCAGACTATAAAAGATTTATGGATACCGTAAATACTATAAAATCTTCCAAACAGACCAAATTACTTGACGGAATAGGTCAATTACAAACTATGTATGCCAAAAACGATGATTTTAATAAAGCATTGAGAAACACTTATAGAAACAATCCTGGATTAAGAATGGATATTATGAAGTCATTAAGAGCTAATCCTCAACATGCATTTGCTAGTACTTTAATGGTAGGATTGCAAGATGTAGCAGCTGACCCTAAGACTGTTTTAGGGCGTTCAATTGCGGAAGGGCTTATGGATGACAGAGTTAACCCTTTAGTTCCATTTGGTACAGCTCAAGCTAGAGCTGGTGTAAAAGGACTAGCAGGTAGTAGAGCTGCTTATATGGCTCAAAAAGCAGCAGGAAAAGGTGCTGTAGCTGGAGTTCGTTCTGCAGCTGCACATGCTATGTTGCCTGGATGGTCATCTATTCAACATGCAAGAGGTATGGCAGGCAAGGGTGTTATGGCTTCTCATTATGCTAATAAAGGGTGGTCTGCTACAGGAGCTTTTAAACCAGGAACTCCATTACCTATGAAACAAGTTGGTTGGGCTAATGCTATAAATCAAAAAGGAACTATTAGAAATGATTTGTTTAAAAGCACAAGAAATATTGGAAATGATTTAACAAAGATTGGCGGAAAGAATGCTTTTAATATAAAAGGAAAAGAATTAAATTGGAAAAGTGCTAAGGATAAAAAAGCTTGGGCGAATTCAGTAAAGAGAAAATTAGATAAAGGTATTAAGCAGGTAGAAGGTATAAAATTTGGCAAAAAAGGTCAAGTATATAAAGATAAATATCTTAAAGAGCTAAAAAATACTAAGAAAGAAGTTAATAAACTAGTCTCTAAGAAGGTTATAAAAAAGAAAGCAATGCAAAACTTAGTCAATAAAGGATTGGTTCAAAATTCTGGTAAAGTTATAAATAGAGCTGTTGCTAAAGTAGGTTGGACTGGTATCCTTAAAAAGGCTGGACTTAAATTAGGTTCTAAGATTGTAGCAAGTGGAATATTGAAATCTGCTACTCCTTTTACTGCTGGGGCTTCAGGTGTTGTTTCCTTAGGAATGGATGCTTGGTTAATGCATGATTTATATACACTATCTCAGGAAATATTGAAAGAATATGGAGAAGCTGAAGCTACTCAAGCTCAAATAGGAACACAGCCAACAGTTGAAGAAGAACTAATGGTAAACCCTATCGTAGATAAAAAACGATATAAGTTTTAATATAAGGGAAGTATGGCTCAAGCGTCTATGGGTTATTCAGAGGTCCCTGAACAAGAATGGAAACCATCTTGGACAGAAGACCAGCTGAATCAAACTATAAAATTATATAAAACATCACCCCAGATGTTTCAACCTCCTGCTATTCAGCAGATAAAAAATCATGCCTCGTTTTACAATAAACCATTTTATGAAGGTGAGTTTAGTATTGGTGAAGCCTTTAAGCAATTTGGAATGGGATTTATCGGTGGATTTACCACATTTGATGTAGGTAAACATCCAGACAATGAATATGAAGCTATATCTAGGAATCTAGGACATTTAATAGGTTTTGTGCCTGGTATGGCTGCTCCTCTATTTAGAGGTATAGGACTTGCTTCTCACGTAGCTAAAATAAAGTCAGTTCCAATGCTTATAGCAGATAAAGTAACTAAAGGGGCTAAATCATTAGTTGCTCCAGCTACTAAAGCTGCAAGAGCTGGTAGAGCAGGAGCTGTATCAGATGCTGCTAAGTTTATGACTAAAGGTGCTCCAGCTCACATGGCTGAAGGAGCTTTCCATTTAGGTGTAGCTAGTGGAGTATCTACTTGGCAAGGTGGTATAGACTCTATGATGGAATCTTTCTTTGGAGGCGCTATAGCAGGTGGAGCTTTTAGAGCTATAGGTAATATAATGCCTGGTAAAGACCAGGTATGGTTAAGAAGATTATCAGGCTCTTTGTTTATGGGCCTTCCATCTACTGCTAGAGGAGCTACTACTCCTGAACAGATATATGAATATCTATTAGGTGGGTATTTTGGTGGTAAGGAAATGAGCTGGAAAAAACATGGTTCTATGAGAGCTCAGCAAGAAATGGTAAAACAAGCTGAAAAAGCTGGAAATGAAGAGCTAGCTGTCACTAGAGACCCTAGAAAAATGAAAGGGTTTGAAGATTTAGAACCAGAGGTTCAAGAGCAATTAATAAAAGATGCTGAAAATAGATGGGGCAATGCCTTAGAAAACCAAGGTATGGGGCTTTACTTAATTGAGAAAATGGGATTAGGTGAGGTTGTAAATGGAGAGGCGACTAAAGAAGGATGGGCAGGTCTTAAGAAAGTTATAGGTGGAGAAGAGATAGCTACTACAAAAGAACTTGGAAAAGGTCAAGTTAAAGTTGCAGTATCTGGTGGTTCAGAAGGAGCTGATAATATATGGTCTAGTAGGATAGCTGAAAGAGGTGTAGAAACTGTTCAATATACATATGAAGGTGGCGGAAGAAGGATAGAAAAGAAAGGTATTCCTGGTGTTATAAGAGAGTTAAGTGAAGGTGAATTGCAAGAAGCTGGACCAAGAGTTGTTAGAGCTGCTAAGTCTTTAGGTAAAAATGCACCTTCAGACCCTACTGCTAGAAACTATATATATAGTAATTGGTTTAAAGCAAAGTTTTCTGATGGAGTTTATGCTATAGGCCATATAAATACTGATAATAAAACTGTCAGAGGTGGTTCTGGATGGACAGTTGAATTTGCAAAGCAACTAAAAAAACCTATATATACTTTTGAACAAGCTAAGAACAAATGGTTTAAGTTTGATTACAGGTTAAATCAATTTAAAGCTATATCTGAAGCTCCAAAACTATCTAAGAAGCCAGCACTTGTTGGAACTAGAAATATATGGAAACAAGGTATTGAGGCTGTAGAAAATACTATAGCTAAGACTTTTGGAGAATCTGTAAAAGAGAAGAAGGTAAAAGGAGCTGTTGCAGAAGAAGAAGTGTCTACTCCTAGTGTTACTATGCGTCCTAAAATTATAGAGAAAGAAACAAGACGTAATAATGTTCAAGAAGAAATAGATGCATATAGAGAGGCTATAAAAGAAATAGGTAATAAAAAGAAGAAGACTGGAGAAGATAAAGCTAATTTAATCCAGCTTAAGAAAGACCTAAAACTATCTACTAATGAGTTAAATACCTTAAATAAAGAGCTTGAAAAGATGTATGAAGTTCCTTCTGATATGACGTTAGATAAGGAAGGTAAAGCAGTTCCAGAAGATTTAAATGATACTGATGTAGGCATGAAGATTGACGTAGATGTAGGCAAGAAGTCAGAACAATTTGTTAATCAACATATATCTAAAATAGTAGATACTCCAGAGAATTTAACTAAAAGGATGCATACATTTGAAATGGCATCTAAAGTTGAAAAGATATTAACTAAGTATACTTCTAGAGGTGACGAACCTAATACTAAAGGGTTAATAAATGAAATAGAAAAAGAGTTTAATTTATCTCTTCCAGAAGAAGCTGTTGGAAGTTTAAGACAATGGTTAAATATAAAGAATAATGCAGTTCCTAATAGATATGTAAATGTCACTTTTAACGAAGCTGATGGCAAAATATCTGTAGAGCCTATGACTGAGGCTAGAAGAAGAACTCCTGCTGGAAATAGAAAGTTTCAAAGAGAACCTGAAAAGATAATAGAAAGAATGTTTGTAGAAGCTGGAGGAAAGCTTGATAAAGATATGGGTTCTCTTGTTATTGTGGATAATATATCTACAAGAACTAAAGATGCTGGGGTTAAAGATGGCACACTATCTGACTTTAGAAGAAGCAATCCTAAAGAATACGACAAAACTCTAAGTGAGATAAATAAGAGTATGAATAAGAAAGACTTTTATCTGTTTGGAGGTAGAGGTGATGCCGATAGATTGTACTATGCTAAGTACCATCCAGCTAGTGGAAAGACAGGCTTAAGTTTAAACTCTAAATTCTTATCTAAGATAAAAAGTGGTACTAAAAATAATAACGAATATATAAATGCAAGAAATGAATTTGTAAATAGAAATAAAGGCATACTAAAATCTGCTGAAGCTAAGAAGATTTTTGACAGGGCATTTGAGTCTAATATACTATATGATTTATCCTTAAATGGATTTGATATTAAAGTGTCTGGTAAAAGAGTTCAAATAGGCTCTGGGACTATGAAAGATAAATTGTCTACAAAAAGGAATACTATAGATAAATATGTTGCTACTATGATGGGCGATGGGTTTATCAAGGGAGTTGTAGGATTTAACAAAAGACTTCAAATTATAATGACTCCTTCTTGGCCTGGAAGTAAAGAATTGGCAAAGACCTGGGTAAAGGATTTAAATCCAGAGGGTAGATTAAACTATGTTATTGTAAAAGATTTAAAGGAAACCCCTAAAATTTGGAGTCATTTAGGTAATTCTGAATTTAACATAGAAGCTGTTAGAAACAGTATGTATGTAGAGCATGTAGATGGTGCTATTATAACAAGGAATGATGTTGTTGATTATATGAATGCAGACGCAGGAATGCCTAGGTCAGGTCAAAACAAATCATTTATGCTAAGCACTCAGAATGATAAGAATGGAAATCCTATGGGAGCTATGTATGGTAAGTATATGTCACATAAAGCTGGTGCTAAATTATCCGAGTTAATGGAAAAGGAAGGTTTACACTACATAGTAATGGAGTCATCCTCTAAGCAAAGAGGGACAAGGCAAATAGGTGATTACAATATTACTTCTGATGGTAAGTTGGAAATAGCTGCTGAAAAATATAGTGTAGACCCTTCAGAAATAAAGTATAATTACTCTGTAAAACAAAATGACCATATGTTTAAAGGTGACCACGTTATAGCTAAGCAAGCTTTAGCTCACTTAACTCAAAACGCTTACTCTCCAGTATCTCCAGATATGATAAATGATATATACGAAGGTACTATTATGGAGAGGTTTAGGGGTAAAACTGAAGCTAATGAGGTACTTTCTAGGTATTTAAAAGAACATAACGATTCAGACTTAGCTTATCTTAATAAGAATATAGAAGATATAGGTGTTAATGAACTATTAAGAGGTATACACTCTCCTCATGGGACTAAATTTGCAGATGCTGCTTATAAACGATTGTTTAAAATAAATGCAGAAGCTATAGAGGCTATGAGGAATGAAGGAGAGATTACTAAAGAACAGGCTAGTAATATGCAAGAAGAAATGTCTGAATTTAATCAAGCTACAGATAGAATAATAACACAATCCTTAAGAGTAGCTCAAACTTCTAAACAAGGCGCTTTGCCTGTCATGTTACATAAATGGATTAGACCTTATAGAGCAGTAATGATGAGGAACTTCTTAGTACATACAGTTAGTAGACCTAAGATAGGGAACTCTGGTAATGCCAGGATAAGACCGTATGATTTAGCATTAAGAATGGACCTTGATAATGCCAACCCAAGACTTAGAGAACTTGAAAAGAGAGATGATATATTTTTCTTAGATAATGAGTATAAAAAAATGCCTATAAAAACCTTCATAAAAGGGCTTGAAAACACTAATTTGGACAAACTGTACCAGAAGTATGAAAATAAAAGCACTTCTAAGACGATTAAAGAGCAAATAGAGGAGGTTTTAAGGGCTGTGGTACTCCGTGTGCCGATGGATTCGATTTCTGGTGCTCATGCACTAAAATTTAGAGGATTTACAGGTAGGGATGGTCATGGTATTTTAATGCACTCTAGAACTATGCGTTCGTTAGGTGGTGCAGACCTTGATGGAGATGAAGCTTTTATGTATTTTGGCGGTAGAAAAGGCAAGGAAGGTGGTGGCTTTAAAAAGGAATGGAAAGATGTTTATGAAGCCAATAAAGAAGAATATGTTATGTATAGAAATGTCACTACTAATAAAATCATAACCCCTGAAGAATATACTAAAAAACCTAAGCTTCAAAGAAAGAATTTTGTTAAATATATTCCAGACCCTAAAACTGGAGAAGTGGTAAGACCAGATGGTAAGCATAAAGGAAATACTTTTAGAGACTTATTAACCTTGACAGGTACAGATAAATCTTATGCCAAAGCTTTAAAGAACTCTAAAGTTCTTCAATATGCTTTATCAACAAGGCAGTATATTTCTGAAAAAGCTGTTGATGGTAGGAATACATTAGGACCAGCTGTAAGTATGCCTCAGATATTTAAGACTGCTCACTCTATGATGATGTCAAGCCAGAATGGTAAAGATGTCTTTCAAATTCAGAGAAAGGAAAAGGGTAAATGGAAGACATATGAAATAGAGGTTGTACCTAGAACTGAGAAAGAATGGCAACAATACCAAAGAAAATTGAGTCAATCTATGGTTGCTTTTGCTTCTGACCCTATGGATGAAGTAGGGTTAAAGTCTTATGAGACTTGGTATAAAGAACTTTATGATGCCTATTTTAAGATAAATAAAGTTAAAGATATTAGTGGTAAGAAATCTGTTGAAGTAAAAGGTTATAAAGATAATATAGATTCATTTGTTAAGAACTTTAAAATGTGGGGATTAAAAGGAGGGTTCAAAACTCCTTCTCTAGTTGGCAAAGTGAACGAAATGAATAGTGCTTTATTTGGAAAAGATTATGCTAATAATAAAAGGTGGGAAGAAGGTGAGATTAGAGATAAGTTAAGATTTTTACATGAGCTTACTCCAGAAGAAATGCCTGTATTGCTAGCTAAAATGGGTGACACTATAGGAATGGCAGAGCCTTTTGGTGATTCTATGGCTAAGAGATTAGACAGAACTAAAACAATTGAGCTGTATAATAAGGTAAATGAATATGCCGAGAAAGAAAGCTGGTTAGCTCCTATATTAGGAAAGTCAGGATTTAAAGTACCTTATATAGAGAACATACAAAATGTATTAAATAAAAAGTTGTATAATTCAGATAAACTAGATTACCATGCTAGTAGCAAAGAAGAGTTTTTAAATGCTATAAAGGGTACTAGTTATGGAAAAGATAAAGTATTGCTAGAGAAAGTTAATAATGGTGAAGAATTTGGTTATACTAAAAGATTAGAAATACTTAAGAAAATGGTTAGACAGGCTGATGAGTTTTTAACTGTAGACCTTCATGATATGGTTAGCTTGAAAAGAATTGTTCCATTTATAAAACAAAGAAGAGATAAGCTAACTGGTAGAGAGTTAAAGAAGTTTGATAAAATGATTTTAGAAGTATTTAACAAGACTGATGAGCTTAAGAAAAGTAGCTATCTAATGAGAGACCAAAGAAGAGAGCTTGATGCTTTCTATGATAATATGGAAACTAAGCCTGAAGTAATACAAGACATGTTTAGAGATATAGTTAGGATTATTCCAGAACTAAAAAAAGACCCTACTTTTAAATTACCTTCTGGAGAAGAGCGTTCTGCTACTATGGACCAAGTAAAGGTAGACGCTGAAATAGCTACTTATAAAAAGAAACTTACTCCATGGGGTAAAAAGTTATTTGACTATTTTATGTTAGGGACTTGGGATAGGATGCATATGAGAAGAGCTCATAAAGCAGAGAAACTATTAAAAGGCCTATCTGAAACAGACCCTATATTCCACGATTTGCTACATATAGTTAAACAAGCAGGAGCTAAAACTAGTTTATCAAAGTTAGGCTATAGCTCAGAGTCAGTTTCTGATAACTCTGTTAGAGATTTTATGAAAGATTTTATGGATATCTCAGGAAAAGCATTTAAAGAGTCTAGCAGAGAAGTTGAAAATATACAAAAGAATATAGAGAATTTAAAAGAAAATACTAAAATTAAATTAGAAGATGGTACAGAAGTAGATGGTACTATATTTGGTAGTAATATTGACAAGAAAGTTGAAGGTACATATACAGCAGATTTAAGAGGGTTTGAAGGTCTGTCTAAAGGGAAATTAAACCCTAAAGATGCAAAAGTAATAGAGGAATTAGCTGCTAATATTAAATACCATTACCCAGAGATAGGTATGAGACTTGGGGAAGTCGTTCGTGGTGTAATGGAGAAAGATTTAAATGCTATGAATAGAGAAGATTTCATGATATTTAACAATGTCTTAAAAGAAATGAGAACAGGTACCTTAAATCAAAAGCTTGATATCCTTATGGGCAATGACCCTAAAGGAAGAATACCTGAGTTAAAGAAAAGATATTATATGCAATTCCCTGAAACTGTGTCTAGAGAGGTAATGAAATACGATATTACTTGGCTAAGAAATAAAGGAGCATTCCTTACTAAAGATGGTAAATGGGAGGAAGGTAAGGTTCAGAAACCTTCTTGGTATTTACAAGGCATGACTGATTGGATTGGTCGTATGAATCAACAAGGTATTGAGTTAACAGAGCAACTTACTGGTAAGTTAAATAACGACTTATTATTTATGGAAGGTGTACCCAATAATGAGCTTCTAAGAAAAGTTGCTGTTATGAAGATGGAAAAAGATTATGAAGTTCCCTCTATAATGAAAGATGAGAAAATGACTCCTGAGCATAAAAATGCAGCGTCTGGAGAGATACTAAGAAGATATGATAGGAAAGTAAAAGAAGCTGGAGATATGTTAGATAAAAGTCATAGAATCGTCAATAGAAAAGGTGAAAGAGTAGAGAAAACTGGATGGGAAATTGTTGAAAGAATAATGGATGTCTATGAAACCTCTAATAAAGAAGCTCATAAACTATTGACAGGAGATAGAGATAGACTTATAAAAGAATATGGTATAGGTTGGTGGGATAAACATAGAGTAGAGCCTATACTTGACTATAATAGATTTTTAAGAGATATAAGTAAGACTTATAATAAAGGTGAATCTATTCCTAAATGGCTAGGTATAGATGGTTTAAGGCAAATAGCTCGCTCAATGCAGATAGATATGCTTTCTAAAGATGCTAAAGGTAAAGAGTTGAGACAAAAGCTTATAAATGCTACTCTTACAAGAACAGGTCAGAAACATTTTAGAGGTTTTTGGCCACACTTATTCTTTAGTGGTAAAGAAGTTGTTAAGGCTATAAATAAAAGAACTATTGAGATAATGAATAGTGACCTAGAACCAGCTGAAAAAGATGCAGAAATTAGAAAGTTAGTTGCTAAACATAAGTCTTTAACAGGGGATTGGATTGACCCTAATGAAGGTTTATGGGAATCTATTGATAGAGCTCAACTTGGTGAAGCTGTTAAGGATGTTAAGGGTAAAAAAAGACCTGATAGGATTGATTGGTGGGATAATGATTTAATGATTAAATCTATGTATAAAAGAGGAGCTCATATACCAGGTTACTCCATAGAAAGGTCTACTTATGAATCCTACTTAAGGAATGTGGGTGACACTTACTTTAAACAGTTAAATCAGATAATGACTCGTGATATTATAGAGAAATATAAAAAGAGAGCCTTTAGAAAAGGTTGGTATAAAGCAAAAGACTATAAAGATAATATGAGTTTAGGTCAAGCTTGGGAGAATTACTTAAAACTATATGCTCAAGGAGCTATGGGTAATCCTGATATCATACCTAATAAGGTATATGAAGACCCTACTATGAAAATAAAAGGCACTCCTTATGGCTGGTGGTCTGACAATAAGGTTAGAGACAGGCTTAATAAGATAAAGAATTCGCTATTTAAAGGTCAAAAACTACATCCTAAGTTAGAGAAAATCATAGATACTGACTTAGACCATAATACAGTATTAAAACTATCTAATATGGAGGCAAAATTTGAACTAGCTTCACTATTAGCTCACCCTAAATCTATGGTAGCTAACATATTTGGTGGTAGTATGCATACTATACAGCATGCTGGATGGAATTATTTTAAAAGAGCTCAAAAAGTCTCTGAATTACAAAAGATAAATCCTGAGATTAACTCTGCAGAAGCCCGTGATAAATGGGTAGTAAAGCATGGAATTATTCCTGAATTTATAATGTATGAGTGGGGTTTATCTCCTGAATTAAGAACTGCTAATGCTAAGCAATTTATTCAAGAAGCTGTTGGTAAGTTTACTGGTGATAAAGTTGACAGGCCAGGATTAATTGAATTGGCTAAAAAATATGAAATAAGTAAGCCTATAATGGAGAAAGCGGCTTTATTTATGTCTAAACCAGAGACTAAGCTAAGAAGAGATGCTTTTGTTGCTAGTTATTTAAGAGCTTATGATAAATTTGGAGGAGCATTTAAAAATCCTGACCATCCTTTCTTAATAGAGATGGCTAAAAAAGGTGTAAAAGCTACTCAGTTCTTATATAATGCACCTTATAGACCAGCATTTGCAAGAACAGCTTTAGGTAAAGTTATGACTCGTTTTATGTTATGGTCATGGAATGCAGCTAGATTTAGAAATGATGTTATAAGAGAAGCTAGAACTAGAGGAATAAGCCCTGGTAGTGCAGAATTTGAGAAGTTTAAAAGAACTGCTCAGATAGATTTATTTGTATTCGCTATGGGTAATGTATTTGCTTATTCATTATTTGAAACTGCTATGCCAGCTCCATGGAACTGGTTACAAGATACATCTGACTGGTTATTTGGAAATGAACAGGAAAGAGATAGGGCTTTCTTTGGAACATGGCCTGCTCCAGTAGCTCCTCTTCAAATGATTACTCCTCCTATAGCTAGATTCCCTGCAGCAGGACTACAAGCATATCTTAACGATGATTATGGAAGAATGGCTGATTACCATATATATACAGCACTTCCATTTGGAAGAATAGTTAGAGACTTTAGCCCTTATGCTCCAGGTAATTTAGTTGATAATCCTTTAAGATTAATGGACAAATGGACAGGATTTCCATTGACTGGATTGCAAAAAGAATCTAAAAGATTGAAGAAAGAAGGTGTTTATTATCCTTGGTCTCCTGTAGCTAATGGAGAGGAAGATGAATAAAGATACTAAAAATCTATTAGATTATGCTTTATTAGCTTTGTCATTTGCTCCTATGGGTAGAGTTGCTTTAGGAGTTAAAGCATTAGGTGGTGGTATTATGAAACATGCTTTAAGAAAATTAGCTCACAATAGAGCTAAACATGGCTTATCAAGATTAGCTGGTAATGTCCCTAATAAATTAGAAGGGTTTTATGCTGGAGGAGAGGCTGCTAAAAGAGCTTCTTTAGCAAAAGGACTTTTAGAAGGAGTTAAAACTACTACAAAACAAGCCTTAAATCTAGATGCTTCTAAAGTGAATAGGTTTGGTGGTATATCTAAAATGACTTATGATGTTAATAATAACAATGTAAAAGCTATTCATAGTATTTTAAAAGACCCTAAAAATTGGGATTTAAGGAAGGGTAAATATGGTATGCTTAAGCATAAACCTAAATTAGCTGTAAAAGAACTGTCAAAACAAATCCAAGGACAAAATAACACTCAAATAGGATTAAACCATAGATATGGTAATAAAGTAGGTGTTATGTCTGATTTAGAAGGTGCTCATTTTTATGGAGTAGGTAAGGTAGGCTCTAAAAATATATCTAAAAAGATTTTTAAAAGCGATAAGGCTGTAATAGACGATGTTAAAAGTCGCTGGGGAATGAACAAGCCAGGTATGCCTGTTAAAGTAGCTTATCAAAAAGCAACTAAATTAACAGCCTCTCATCATGACGCACAAATGAATAAGTCTTTTGTTAATATATCTAACGCATTTCATTTGAAGAAAGCTAGAACAGTTGATGATTTTAAAGCTGCTTTTAAAGGAAAGAAGACTGGGATAGGGCAAGTCAAGAAAATAGATAAAGATAATATTATGTTTGAATACTCTCCTGACAGAAGAAGTGACCTATATAAAGGAGGATTTAACGTAAGAGCTGTACTAAATACTAAGAAAGGTACCGTTAACTTTAATATATCTGATGAGTTTGATATAGGTGGACCAGCTTTAAAATTTGCTACAGAAAGAGGTATGGATTATAGGCTTCTTAATGTGATGAAAAGTAAAACTATAAAGGTCCCTGAGATAGGAAAGACTGTTGCTAAAGGGAATAATAAAGTTAAAGGCTATTTCAAAGGTAAGTCTGTTGCTGAAAAAGAAGCTTCTAAGGCTATTGAAAGAGTTACTAGGCCTAGAGATATGAAGACATTAACTGACCCTACTACTGGAAGACAAGCTCTAGATGAGATATTATCAAGTCCTCAATTAAGAACTAATGTACCTATAGCTAATAAAGAGCTTGGATATATAAACAATATGATGAGAGATGTAGATGATATAACTAAAGGCTATAGAGGCTACAATCCTTACTTCTATGGTACTAGAGTAGGACTACCCGTCGCTGGCGCTGGGCTTATCGGATACGCCGCTACCAGAGAGTAATTCGCCGTTATTTACCGATTCTCCACTTTTTGAAGTTTCACTTTCCACTTTCAACCAATTTTCAAGATATTTATTAAATTCTTCCCTTTTTTCTAGAAACTCAGCTAACTTCATAGTAATCTCTTCTAAGCCTCCCATATTTTTTTCAATATGTTCTATCTTCTGCATAACTAAAGACATTCCTCCAGCTACTTGATTTACTCTTTCATACAACTCATTTATGTTTTGTTGTTGTATTTTTCTTGGATTTATTTTCACTTTTTCTCCTTCCCGTAGGTTTTTTATAGCCGAAAGCTATATTGTTAAATCTTCTAACTAATCCTCTCAATCTGTCTAAGTCAGCCATTTCTCCATCCTTTTTATAGCTTTTTCTCTGTCCTCATATATACGCTTTAATCTAACCTCTAATAATGCTTTAGGTTTTAAGGGGGGTTTTTCTTCCACCTCAACCTCCCCCTTACTTACTATCTTTTGTAGCTTTATAACCTCATTTGTGAGCTCTTCATTCATTTCCCATAGCTCAGAAACGTAAGATTCGGCCTTTATTCGCTGTTTATGCTCAAAAGCGTACTCTTCTTCTAAACTTAATTTACATGGTGTCTTCAATGTTTTTTTCATCTTTAACCTTATATAGCTTATAGAACATACTTGTGCTACCCCATCTTGTGTTAAATGCCCATAGCTCTAGTGTATGTTTTTTACCATTTACTTTAAATTCGGTTGTCCAGCCTGGCTTAATTGTTGCAAAGTTACCATTTTGAGTTTCCGCACCTCTCCATTTCCCAGTATCTGGGTCAGGTTTAAATGCTTTAGTATCTTTTTTTGCGAAGCCTTTTGATATCATTTCTTTCATAAAACCTCCTTATCCAAGCTTCAGATACACCTTCGCTGACGAAACCAAGGTCTATCTTACCATACTTCTTCTGTATGTAATTCCTTAACTTTTTTTCTGCTATTCTTGCTTCTTTCTTTTTTGACAACGTTGTCTTTTTTCTCCTTATTCAGAGCGAACCGCCCTGATATGTCTTGTCAGTTCTCAGCATATCCACATCGCATACACTGATAATGACAATCTTGTACATATACTAATTGTCCGCATCCAAAACATTCTCTAGTTTCTATCATAAGGACTTTAAATTTACAATTATTTATCATATATAGCAAGTACAAAAGTTAGGTTTTAATAGACCCAACCTTGTACTTACTAATTTAATTGGGAAGCATCTTTTCGACGAGATTCTTCATTAACACATTAATCAAA